ATGCTCAAGCTCTTTACAAAGTACGCTTCTGTGGGCGTGCTTAATACGCTAATTCATTGGGTGGTTTTTGCCACGTGCTTCTATGCGCTGGGAACCAGCCAGGCGCTGGCGAACTTCAGCGGATTCGTTGTTGCGGTAAGCTTTAGCTTCTTTGCAAACGCTCGCTTTACGTTCAACAGTTCTACGACCACGACGCGCTACATGCTTTACGTAGGTTTCATGGGCTCTCTTAGCGCGGCCGTGGGCTGGGCTGCCGATGAATGCTCCCTGCCACCAGTGGTTACGCTGGTTGTATTCTCAGCTATCAGCCTGGTCTGCGGGTTTGTCTATTCGAAATATATCGTCTTCAGGGAAGCAAAATGAAGATTTCGCTGGTTGTACCTGTCTTCAATGAAGAAGACACAATACCTATTTTCTATAAAACCGTCAGAGAATATGAACCACTCAAATCGTTTGAGGTGGAAATCGTATTCATTAATGATGGTAGTAAAGACGCTACAGAGTCGATTATCAATGCGCTGGCCGTGTCAGATCCGCTTGTCGTGCCTTTATCTTTCACTCGCAATTTCGGCAAAGAGCCAGCGCTATTTGCAGGGCTTGACCACGCCACCGGCGACGCGGTGATTCCGATTGACGTCGATTTGCAGGACCCGATTGAAGTTATCCCTCAGTTAATTGAGCGCTGGAAGGCCGGTGCCGACATGGTGCTTGCTAAGCGTACAGACCGTTCTACTGATGGTCGCCTGAAGCGCAAGAGCGCTGAAATGTTCTATAAGCTGCACAACAAAATAAGCAACCCACAAATCGAGGAAAACGTCGGTGATTTCCGCCTGATGTCGCGTGAGGTAGTAGAAAACATCAAGCTAATGCCTGAGCGGAACCTGTTCATGAAGGGCGTATTGTCGTGGGTTGGCGGGCGCACCGATGTGGTTGAGTATTCGCGCGCAGAACGTGTAGCCGGCAGCACCAAATTCAACGGGTGGAAGCTCTGGAACCTTGCTCTGGAAGGGATTACCAGCTTCTCAACCTTCCCCCTGCGGATGTGGACGTATATCGGGTTGTTGGTGGCCGGGCTGTCATTTCTCTATGGAGCGTGGATGATTATCGACACGCTTGCCTTTGGGAACCCGGTTCGGGGATATCCCTCTCTTCTGGTTTCAATTCTGTTCCTGGGCGGTGTTCAGCTTATAGGGATAGGTGTCCTGGGGGAATATATTGGAAGAATTTACACAGAGGTTAAAAAAAGGCCTCGGTATTTGATTAAAAATAAGGGCTAATGATTATGGAAACCATTATAAAATCTAGGACGTCGCGGTATGCGATCACCATAGCATGCATATTAATATCAATATTGATAACTAGAAAATATATGCCTTATGACTCTGACATAGTTAACAGTCAGATATTCTGGCCTGATTTTCTTAGAAGTGGAATGAGTGTTTTTAAGGACTGGATTCCTACGGTAGATAGTTGGTATTTAACTGTCTATCCGGTTCATTTCCTTTTTTATTATTTGTTCGGCTCAACTGATGTCAGCGTGGTTATAGCGGCTACCGCATTATTTCTAACCGCCATCTCTTTATCTTTATATGGAATTTCCAGGATTGCCACTGGTAATGAACTTTCCTCATTATCCATTTTAATCGCGTTACTTTGCCCGGCATTCTCTTATACATACGGTTTTTTGGTGCATCCATTTTCACATAACTCTACCAATGCATTCGGTATGTTTTGTGTGCTGTTATCACTATTAGCTATTAAAAATAACCAGGTTTACTTCAGCATCATATCTGGATTCCTGTCTGTTCTTGCAGGAGTATCTGATCCGTGGTTCTACGCATCCTATCTTTTACCATTAATCATTGGGACGGCTTTTATCTCTTATAAAGACAAGCGTAATGTTAAGCACCTGATAGTTTATCTGATTTCATTTATAGCTGCTTACTCAGGTATCATTCAATCATTCCTGGGAATACCAATTCACAAGTTTTCATTGGTGCCACTTACAGTAATGTTGGAAAATGGCATCCAGGTGGTATTCTTGACGGGAAGGATGCTGAACGTATTGATTATCCAGCATGATCTTGCATATGCCATATCTTTCTGTTTGTTTTTTGTTTTAACGTGCATATCCATATACAATCTGTACAGATCTGGAGGGGTTAATACCTATCTCTCATTGGTGCTTTTCTTCTCCCTTGCTGGAATAATATCTTCATTTATTCTCAGCTATCCAGACGTAAGCATTCTTAGCGCGCGTTTTTTTGTTAACATCCAGTATATAGCTATACTGCTGGCGCTCATATCAGCGATAAGGCTAAAAAGTATAGTTTATTCGACTATCATAGCGTTATATTGCGTTAGCTCTATTTACTCATATGTCGCCACCCCTAACGGGTTACATCAAAAGCAGAATGAAACCGTAGATTTTGTGAGATTTTTACATAAAAATAACCTTTCGTTTGGGTATGGTTCTTTCTGGAGACTAACGCACACAGTGACCTGGTTTTCTAACGGTAAGATACATGTAACTCCAGTATACTTCAGTGAGAAAGATGGATCGATTGATTTGAAGAGAGCAAGGGCTCAGACAATGAGATATTGGCTGTCAAAAAGTTATATAGATAATAGTCCTGACAGGCAGTTTATTGCCATATCTCCGTCAATTGGAGGTAAGTGCAGAAATAATTTAGACTTCTGCGTTAATGGAACGATAAACAAAATTGGAAAGCCTGACGAGACTTTACACTATGGTGATGTCACTCTGCTAGTTTATAACAAAAGAATAATGTAGGACCAATGGCCTCTTAGCGAGGCCATTAATTTTCATTTTGAATTCATAGAAGCACGGCTTTTACTGTGAACGCAATATCAGAGTTAACCCCGCTGGAGTTTTTCACGATAACACTTGCCACATTATTAGTGCTTGTAACTTGTATACCGCCACCGTTTCCGTTATGAAACATTGTCAAAAAAACCGCCTTATCAAGGTTTACATTGCTTGTTAAGGTGTATAATCCAGTTCCTGTTTTTGAAACTGAAACAACATTCGCTGAGCCTGCTGCTGATAGCGTTCCGTCCGCAGCGACCCTGGCAGTAAATAAGTCTCCTCTTGATTTAATGTAGTTAACCGCTGAGGTAACTACTACCCCTGCAGTTATTACATTATTCTCATCAATAAATTTAACTTTATCGGGGCCGGTATTGGTGAATGAAAACCCGCTAAAAAATACATCTGGCCTATTCACGGGATCATCTACATAATCCCCACCTACAAGAAACTGGTTATCTGTCATAGTTAACTTACAGTAGGCAGTGCCGGTAGGAGTTACGCTACCTGTGACGCTAATTCTTCCTGAGTATGCATTGGATGAAGTTTTTGCAAAATTGCAATTTCTAATGCTTGCCTGGCAGGGCAGATTGATATCATAAGCGATCGCTACATCCCTCATATTGTTGTTTTCAAAATAGCAATTACGGATATCAACCCCAACGCCGCCTGCCGACCCAATTCTACGAGCGATGATACAAGCCGTCCCTGCTGTATCTCTGTTGCCATTTGCTTCAAAAGAGCAGTTGTCAATAACGACTTGCTGGGACTCTACCGCTTGTAAACAAAGGTGCCAACAGTCAATAAAGTCCACCCTTTCAAATGTTACAACATTAACACCGGTAACAGAGTTGAGCTTTCTCATCAGGAGGCCTTCCACACTGGACGTTATCCTGCAATCTCTTACCGAGCCGTACAGAGAGTCTTGAATAATTAGACTCCTATACAGATTATTGGAGAATATATCCTCTATTGTGAACCCAACCATCCTCTCCATAATAAGAAACGTTCCGGTGTTATTATTACCTGAAGCCACCGTTCCGTTACCTCTTATACTCATACCCTTTAATGTAAACCTGTCAATTTGGTAATCAGATGTCCCTAAACTTCCTGTTATCTGGAGCGCGACTCCATTAGAAGGAAAGCCCCCAGACTGAACATCCTGAATAATTACTGTTCTTTTGCTTCCTGAACCAATTATGTTGCCACCTCTGGGAGATGAAGATGTCACCCCAGAAGAATAGTCGTAAGTCACCTTACTGCGAAGAATGAACTCACCCGGCGGCAGATAAATATCTAATCGTAAAAGCTTGGCTTTATCCAGGGCTTTTTGAAGCGCGGATGAATGATGTTCAAGAAACTGCGGAGCCCACCAGGAAAATTGTATTTCAGTTACATTTGCACGCACCCAGCATCCAGTGCCTGAAGGGTCTGATTCGCCTGCGCCATTTATAAAATCAATAGCATTCGCGTATGGTACCGTTGGAGAAATATAAATCGCGCCATCGTGTAACGATTTTGGAGATGCGGAATCATAATAGAAATCCCCGGCACCTACTGTTGAGACGGCGTACCAGCCGCGAAGACGCACTTTCTTTTTGTCAGTCGGAGTTATTTTTGAAAAATCAGCAACAGACATTAACTCACCAATTAAGGAGAATCCGTCACTACTCGCCAGCGCTGACCTTAACGCTGAATCTCCAACGCTTATCCATGCCCCTACACCCGTTCCGCCTGTAGATGCTGGCGTAGATCCGGCAGGAACAACCTTGGGCAGCGCACCATCCCAGCGGTAATATTCACCGTCCGTCATGTCTTTCAGAACCTGATTGGGCAGCGTTAATGTTGTACCGCCCTGGAATGTGCCGACAGGAATCCATCCGTATTGCGAGATAGCCTGCTGCGCCAGCCAGCGCAGCCCCTCAATGGTGTAATGCTCGTTACCGAAACGGTCTATGTACGTAGTGACAAGAGAGGTAACAAACTCGTCGATTTTCCCTGCGTTAAATTTAAGATCGCGCGGGGACTCGCTCGGTACTGGATTATTAGTAGGTTGCGTAGCCATATTTTTTCCATAAAAAAACCCGGCGCGTTGGCCGGGTTGTGATGGTTGAATGGGTCTTATGAGTAGATAGAGTCGCTGTATTCTGAGACTGTCAGTGAGACGGTGTTATCGGTATTTGGCTTGATGCTGTTTACCGTCCACAGCTGGCTGTCCAGTTCTTCTACTGTCGCAATTAGGTAGCGCGACGGAAGCTGCACAGTGTCTCCATTCCAGATATTGAGCTGAATGTTTGGTATTGCTGCGGTGAATCCGTATTTGGTGTCCGTTCGAGGCGAAGCTGGGTAGCGTAACGTCGGATTTCCCATGCTGTCTGTGACCAGCACATACATCGAGCCGGTAAATGTAATTGGCTCGCTGGTATCGAAGTTGTTCCCGGCGCGCCCGGTGATATACCCCTGCTGCTGGTTGCTGTCGTAGATGTCCGGCATCTGAATGACGCTACCCACCTGGATAATGCCATCTTCGAAAACTTTTGCGTTCATCTTCACACGCGAGTAAATCAGCCGCTTAACTTCCCTCATCGCCCTCTCACGCGCCTGATACTCGTTGCGGAATCCGACAATCTCCAGTTTGTTGGGGTTCTCTGCTTCCTGCTCGACGATAGCGCCGTTCAGCACGCGGTAGTTGATGTACGTCTTATTGTTGGTGGTCGGGTGGACATAGGACACCTGCACACCGTCATAGCCACCCGGTAGCGTGGCTTCGTACGTCATTTTGTACTCGTCCGTCTTCATGTTGGCCCGGTTGAATACTGCCGCCGGATAATCGACTTTCTGGTCACGTGTGAATGTAAGTACACCGTCGTCCCAATAAGCAACCACCGATGCCGCATTACAGATTGCCTGCACGCGGTCACCGAGCGAGTCGTTTTCGTCGTCAAAGGTGTAGTCGAAGTAACCCAGACGATCGTCAGGCAGACTCTCAGCAATAGAGTACAGACCGTACAGGTCAATGCTGCTGACCGACTGCTCACCCATGATGAGCCAGGTATGCGCCACAGCATCAGCGAATGATCGCGATGGACGCAGCGTGTAATCTACAGTCTGCGTGTTTAGGTTGTAAGTGATGGTATGGCGCGTTACGAGAGCGTTATATTTGCGTTCGCGACTTCCCAGCGCGTTTTCTGTCGCCCGAACTTTGACACGTACCAGCGTATCAGTAGGATGAACAACGTTCGTTCTGATATTAATGGCGTGGATTTCTTCAACTTTTAGCACCGAGGCATCGCTGGAGTTATCAGTGCGTTGGAAGCTGATCGCATACTTACCAAAGCCACCTGACGGTGTTATCTTATCTGTGCGATAAAATACTTCGCTCGTATGGTCGTGCGGCGTTCCTTGGTAATAAGTAAATGTCTGCGTAGTGCCGGGGATCTGGTTGTAATCATCGTCGATTTTCCAGATAACAACTTTCCAGTTCGTCTGTTTTTTACCACCCAGGCTCGACTGCGTGTGTAGCCAGAGCTGAGAAGATTCAACTGGCGAGAAGAATGGCCCCACAACAAGCGCTTCGTTGTCGTTGAGAATGAATTTCGTAGTGTTGATGGTGGCATTTGCCGGGATGTCCTGAGGGCCCTGCAGGTCGCTCATCGTGAAAGTGTACCAGCGAACAGGATTAGTAACCGCCCCATCGTTTGTCTCAACAGCGGAGATAAGGGTGCCAGAGAAAGTAGCATCAGTAGTGACATTGCCAGAAGCCGTGCTGTACGTAACGTTAATGGTGAATGTTACGGCATGCGGCAGCACTAACCCCATGAAATAATCGAAGTCGGATTGCTTCACGATTTTCATGGCTATCTGGCCGCCGGAATATGTCCCGCTGACGACTGTGTTTGCCGTCGCCGTTTCTATCGGGAAATCTCCCGCTTCGTTCTGCCCAGGCACCTCCTGTCCATCTACGTCATCGAAGCCATATCCCTCGACGATTTGGGGGATGACTTCACCGGGCTGATAAAACTGATATTCAGCCCCAGCCAGTGAGCCCAGACTCGATTCAGAGTAGCGCACAGACTCATAATCGTACTTACCGATTCCGATGCACATCCATTCTGTCACGTACTTCAGTCCGCCATCTTTATCATTCTGACGCACATATTCGAAAACAGATTCCTGAATAAGGTCAGGAAATGACCTCACCTGACCATAAATATCCGGCTTGGCTTTATAGACGCGCGCGGTATTAGTCTGTCCTGTAAGGCTATTATTTGGAGAATCTACTGTATTCCCGCCAGTGTTTGCGATAGCTGGCTTTGGCGCAAGAAAGGAAAAAACCTGCCCAACCACTTTAAAGATAGGGCTCAGAACATCTTCTACAATCCCTTTTGGCTGGTCGTGAATCTGGATGTGGTCTAGTTCGCTCAGCTCAAAAGCCAGCTCATCGTCGTCACTCAGCTTCACGCCGTTGCGGATTATCAGCAGGTCACGGTGAAAGGTGGCGTCATTGGCCGCCAGCCAGTCATAAAAAAGGGTGCCGTTTGGCACCCTGTAACGCAGCTTAGGCGTTCCTGGAAAATTCGATATCTCAACCAGCGCCATAACAAAAATACTCCACTTTGGTGAATGCCCGCTGAATAACAAGCAACGAGTCCATGCGCACGCTTCCGTTTTCGCCGCGAGAGTGTAACGCCTGCCTGTTCAGAACCAGTCCAACATGCGCCGGTTGCGTACCTCGGTAGCCGACGAATATCCCGCCCTCTACCGGTTTATCGACCTTGCGCCAGAAAACGACGTCGCCCTGATAGCAGGTGAAGAAGTCCTCGCCAGCTTCGTAGTCCGGTGTCTGGTGTAGCTCAATACCGAGCACGTGGCGGTAATAGAGAACAACCAGACCCCAACAGTCTACTTTCTCGAACGAACAGGCACGGTTTGCCCACGGCACGCCAATGACCCGCCTGACGAACTCAGAGGTACTGAAGCCCTGTGTATTCTTGCGGATCATAAAGTCGGCCTATATTGTTGTTTAACGGGTTAGTTACTGAGAGAGTCACTGATGCAGCATCTGCGTCGATATCTACCGTTTTGACGTACAGTTGCCACGACTTAATCGGCGCAGACACATCTCCACTGTCGAATATCTGCCGCGTCGCTGTGATTGCCGTCAATCGGGATGCCCCCTTCCACTTCTTCATCAGCGCTTTGATGTCCGATGAAAGGCGGCCAAGTTTCACAGTGGCGTCAATCACCGGCGTGCCGCTCTGCTGGCTCTCTTCAATTTCGAAACGCGCGGGCTTGTACACCTGGCCGCCAAGCGTTTTGTCGAAGAACTGCTTATCTACCAGGCGGACGTAGCCGAATGACGGGTGATAGAACGTGATTGTGTCGTACAGGCCGCGCGTTGGGCGCTGTTGCTTGTACTCCCTTAGGCTCGGCATTACGGCACCCTCGGTAGTGACTCCGGATCGCGCCCGTCCGGATAGCCAGTGACAACGATATCCAACCATGAATCCCACGGCGGAGGAAGCTCAACAATGATGTCGTCGAACTCGTCGTCAGGGTTATAGAGATGGTTGGCGATAACAGTGCCTGTCCACGTAACCACTCCGCCGTCGATGCTGGTTTGCACCGGCATCTGTGTGAAATGCAACTCCTGAACCTGCAAGCCACTGCCGCCGATGTTGATGGGCATCCGAAACCAGTTAACACCGCGATTCAGGTAGTTCGGGCTGCGCAGCCACTGCTGGAAAGCGCGCTCCTGGTCCAGAGTGAAAATCCACGTCAGCGACCATGTGGTTTTCAGGTCGTCAGTAAGGTTCTGGAAAATAGCCGGGCCGACTGCTGGCTGGTCAGCCAAAAACCCGGTGTCGAGTGTCATATTCTTGCTGGCTTTCTGCGCCAGCGGCAACCATTCCGGGTAATCGATAATTGCCATCAGCCCTGCCCCCTTGGCGTGCGTTTAACGTTCATATTGCTGGTTATGGCGTTGCTGATTGGGCCGCCATTGTTCAGGTCGGCGACAATTACATCTACTGTCACGCCGCCATTGCCATCAGTTCCGGCCTGAGCATCTACAGAGGACGATGTGTAGTTCTGGATGTTAATTACAACCCCGCCACCTGTCCCCGTTGTCATTTCCTTGTTGCTTATCACCCGGCCATTGTCGCCCGGAATCATATATTGCTTCCCGGTGCTGGCCTGGTAAATCTCCGGCATCCCACCTTCACCAACCTGATACATCCCACCCGCTGATACCGGGCCGCCGTTTTTGCGCTTACCAGAAAGAGCGAGTGCTGCTACGACAGCGCCAAGCCCAACCGCAGCGGCACCACCGAATGAACCGATTGATGCAACTATTGCCGCAGGTGTCCATGCCGCTGTCGTGGCTGCTGCTGATGCGGTGCTTGCCGCCGTTGTGGTGGCAAGAGCGCCGACCTGGGTAGCTGTAGTTGCTGCTATCGCTGCCTGTTGAGTAGTAGCTCCAAGAATTGCGTTTTTAGCCCATTCAACGCCCATTTGTACAAATGTGTTAATGACACTGTTAAGGACAGTGTTGCCAATTGAACGCAAGGCGTCACTGGCAGTCATGCTTCCAGTGATTATCCCAGTAAGCGCATTTGACGCGTTGTTGCCAAATGCAGTAAAAGCTGCAGATGCCGCTTCTGTTGCTGCACTTTGCTGAGACCATTCATCCCACATTGCTTCAATTCTTCTTTGTCGATACTGGTCTTCAATGGAGGCTCTTACCGCTTCGACTTCAGCAATTCTTTGCGGGTAAAGTGTTGCGTACTGGTTTAGCTGCTCAAGCTGCTTTTGGTAGGCGTTATCTGCGGAGGCAACTGGCGAAACTTGTCCGCGGATAGCATCGAAGTTCTGGCTTGCCTCTTTCCGCTTCTGCTCCTCTTCCTTTGCCGCTTTTGTGGCCTGAGCGACATCATAGAGTTTTCCAGCAAGTTCCCCCGCCTGTTGTGCTTGTTGCTGGGAAGCGGCAGCTCCTAGCTGCTGTTGGGCTGCAAGTACGGCGGCCTCCCGACCCATTCCTCGTTGTTCAAGAACTGCGAGTTCGTATTTGTCAGCCAACTGGTCAAGTTGGTTAACCACCTGTTGTTGAGCAGAAGCGGCTCTTTTGGCTGAAGATTCGGCCTCAGAGGCTGCTTTCTTCTGTGCCTGTTCCTGCTCCTTCAGTGCTTTCTGCTCCTTCTCATACGCTTCTATTTTATCGTAACTGGCGTCTATAGCTTGCTTGTCGGCGTCATTAGCACCCAAAAGGCCAGCTACATATTTAGCTCTCTGCCGCGCACTGAAGCCAACTGTTGCAGCTTCATTTTTAGCTGCTTCGATCAGCCTGTTTAATTGTTCAACATTGCCGGAAATAGCCTGCTTTGAAGCTTCCGCTGCCTGGGAGACGTTGTTTAGGGCGTTTTTCAGATACTCAGACTTTGATGCTGCATCATTAGCTGTGAGGCTTAATTTATTAACGTTATTTGTTAAATCATTAAGTTTCGGATTGGCGTATCCGGTTTGTTCGCTTAGTGTTGACAGGGAAGTGGCAACAGCCTGCATTGTCTGCGGCGTTGGGGTGGACTGAAAGTCTCTGAACACCTTTATCAAGCCAAGAGCTTGCGTTTGAGTTATACCCAGGTTCTCTGAAAGATTGTTAGTGGCGTTATTGAGGATATTTAACCCTGCGATACTACCCTCGTACGTGCCACCTACATCTTTCAGAGCAGAGGCAACATCTACCCCTTTTTTTTCAAGTGTGGTTAACTGACTGCCAGCCGCCTCTATGGTGTCTCGCCATGTGCCAAGGCTGGATATCTGCTTATTAACAGCTTCATTTGCTGAACTAATAGCTTTCTCAGCGTCAGTTACAGCGACTGCTATTTGTGAGTTAGCCGCATCCCTTGATACTTCTGCTAACTTTTGTATTTTTTCTGAAAGAGCTAATACCCCATCATCGGTTTTTATTACGGTCTCACCGAGCGCTTTCTGCGCCGTTTCCAATTCTTTGGTTGCATCTTTAGAGTTAAAAAGAGATGGAAGTAGAGCGCCAGCGAGAGCACCTGTGATTGCAATAATTGCGCCCGCGATAGCGCCGCCAGGGCCAAAAATAGAAGCGATTTGGGAGCCCTGCTGGGCAAACACCATCATGGCGTTCTGCCCCATCTGAAGCTGAACGGCAACGTCCTGGATCTGATAACCTAGCTGTCCGAAGACACCACGCATATTTCCCATGCTGCGTGTAGCGGCGCTTACAGACTGAGCTGTAGCACTAACATTTGTCTCCAGCTTTTTAAACTGGGCAATGTTTTCGTCTAACGCAGCCTCAATCTCACTAAGCACCCGGTTTACTTGTCGCCCGCCCTGTAATAATGGCGCTACATCGGCACTTACTTCATAAACGATACTTCCGGCATTCTCTGCGCCTGCCATGCTTTTCTCCGGCTATAAAAAAACCCGCCGGAGCGGGTATTTTTATCATGATTAATACTCAAATATGTTTGTCATAGATCAGATCTAAGACCACCTTGGCTTGTCGAAAATATTTAACATCAAGCTTTTCATCGACCGGCCTTTCGTATGGCCACCTTGTATAGCGAGTGGATACTGAACTCTGTTTGTCAATTGACTCAATTATCTTAATTGAATCGCTAGCTGAAAAAACTCCGCCTGCACCTGAGGAAAAAGGCTTATCCTTGCCGATTCTTACGTAAGCAAAAGTGCCTGGGAAATGTTCGGCACCAACAAGCACTTGGTAGCCTGATTTATCTCTGAAAACATAGAAGCTGTTGTGACTTACGTAACAAGTCACTTCGTCAGTCATTGCATCGGTCTTACATGCTGAGCTCCATGCACTTTTGTCATTATAACCTTTTCCTATAGTACCTGACGCATCAGCGTGATAAATATTAACCTTCACACCATCAATTAAGAATTCTTCTGAGACATTCAATTCAGGTGTTTTTATATCATCAGATTTCGCCCATAAATCACAAGTTATCTGGCTATCAGGACGCAGTTTTTTTTCTTTGAAAGATGATGGACTGAACTCAAGTCCTTCACGCCCTGTCGTTGAATAAGAGCTATCCTCGTAAATATCACAGCCAATATTTTTGGTTTCAGGAAATCCTTGTAGCCACTTAATGTCTTTTGGCTTCATTTTTTCACTGGCAGTCACTATTGAAGGCAAAATCGAGGCGCAAAAGCATAATAACCAGAGTTTCTTCATATCCCTATCCCCTTTGATAAATGTACCAAAATATTAGCAGGGAACTGGATGCGAAAAAACCCGCCGGAGCGGGTTTGGGTTATCCTGACTTTCAGGAGATAGGCCGACACACTGTCCGACTAGCGGATTGCGCGCTCAATCATGCCTATTTTCTGTCGGAGGCTTTCAAGGTGATGCTGAAGAGAAAGCAACTGGAACAAGGCCGCCTCCACTTCATATCCCATATTTCTCAAGTCACCCAGCATTCTTCCAAGAGGATTGGGGTTATCGCCATTTGGAACCAAATTATCTACCGGGTATCTCCATGGCGCACTGAGAGTGTGATCATTCAATTCTCTGATATGGCTGTACTGATTGAAGTAGGACATTGGGTAAGAAATTGGCAGGGCCATTTGCTTATTGGCCTTTCCAAGAAACTCACCCTCTAAGCCGTTCAGGTACTCAATCGCTTCACCAATCTGAGTTGGTGTAAGCTGATGAATGTGTTTGACTTCAAACTTACTGTGAACGTGCTTCCAAATGTCGGGGTAAATGCGCCCAAAGCCCGTAGCAATCAGGCGCTCCGCCGTTTGGCGAAGTGGGGTGAGCTGAGCCGCTGATGACTGGTGATCCTTCTTAGCTACAACCGGCTTCACATATGCGCCATGCTTACGGATAGCGGGAAGCACTTCGGCAGTAACCCACTTGCGAAATGCGTGAGGAACGGACCCCTTGTTCACAGCATCGCGGCAGCGAAGCACAAGAGTGTACATGCCTGACTCACTAACGATGTTGGCTTGGTCATTACCGCGACTCAAGCCCTGAATTGAAGTTAGGGCTACCTCATCTTCATCGAGGTTCTTGATCGCCTTAGTAGGGTTGCCAAGCTCAAGCGCACGGCAAATATCGGCAGCTACAAACCACGGCTCCCCTGCCTTATCTATCACACGGATTTCGCTATCACCGAACTTGAAAATAGTGAATTGCACGCTTTCTTTTGCTACACTCTTCATTGTTAGTTCCTTGGAAGTTACTGACAAATTAGAAGCCCTGACTGTTAGCGCAGTTGGGGCTTCGTTCATTCCGGGCATCTGATTCCGTTCCTTTCTACATACTCCCTCACCGCCCTTACGACCTCTTTACTAAATGACCGGTCTGACTTTTCGGCCAACTCCTCAACGGCCCTTTCAAGCCACTCGGGCATGCGCAGCGTCTTTACTTTCATCCCTTCCTCCATATGTATGTGGTACGCATACATAGTATTGTGGTACGCATTGCTAGTCAATAGGTATGCAGTTTATATTGGAGGGAACTATCAATTTTAAAATGGGGACGCGTGGGCATCTTAAAGGTCGCCCGTGCGGTAGCTATGGCTGAAAGAAAGTACAAACATCCTCAGGTCAACCTGCGACTCCCAGAAGACCTCAAAAACAGAATTGCAGAGTTGGCAGAGAGCAATGGCCGCTCCGCTAATGCTGAAATGGTTGCAGCTATAGAGGCTTGGGTAAAGAAAAGTCCGAAACAAGAACCAGTTAAGGTAGATGTAGAGGCGCTAACAAGAAAAGTCGAAAAGCTTGAAAGCGTTGTAATGCAGGTTATCCAAGAAGTTAAATATCCCTCCCCCTCCTCACTCATCGAGGATAAAGAAAAAAAACAAGACTAAGAAAACTCTCCTTCAACACCCTTACTTATTAATTTAGAGCACTTACTGCCAAATCAGCCTCTTCAACTTACTCGTATTCACATATCAACCAACGAGAGGGAAACTTGCGGGGGATTGCGCATTCGACCTGGAATTCGCCAGGCGCTTAGCTTTCTTGGCTAAGTAGTCTTCGGCCACCTGGTCGTACTCTTCGCGAGTAAAACCTTTCTGCTCAGGATATTTCGTTGCCAAGAGCATCTGAAACTTGGTCATTGTCAGATTCCCTGCTTCCTGCTCGGTCATGCCGAAATGCGCCTGCGCGGCCACGATGTAATCAACAGCGCGGAACTCGGTGCTGGTCTCTCCGCTTTCATGCCGCTGGATCTTTCGCACTTTCGCCTTTCCGATAACGCCATGTGTTATCAGCGACTGCGCAATCAGCAGCATGTCAGATTCAGGCAGCGCGCCTTTGCGAATCTTGAATGTGCGTCCGTTGCCTTTAGAGGGATGGAATACGCCGGTCAACGGGCCAGCGTCTTTGTCACAACAGGCATTCAGAACAACCACTGAAGCGAGAAACGCCTTGCGGCCATAACTGGTAGTCTTGATGTGACTGATTAACCATTGCGGAACGTATCCGTAAGCCTCAACGGCTCGATTCACCAGGCTGGTTACCTCATCGTTGTGCAGGTCGTAAAACACCTGCACTATTTCTTCTGGCTCACCAATGCGTGACATGTTCACAAATGAAGGCCGGAAGAAATAATCCTCACCGTCAACGCTAATGAGGCACTCGCCAATCTCTTTAAGCGGGGTCATGTTGTCTCCATAATCATTATCAAGGGCGACCGTAACCGCCCTTTGGAATGGTTACGAAGCGGTGACGGTCACTGCGCAGGTTGCCGTGAAGTTGCCATCGTTGGATTTGAAGGTAATCGTCGAAGTGCCGGCAGCAACACCAGTTACCAGGCCAGTGCTGCTCACCGTTGCTTTGGTGGCATCGGACGTCGTCCACGTACCCGATTTGTCGGTTGCATCAGATGGCAGGACAGTACCTGTCAACTGTCGCGTCGCACCAACAGCCAGGGATGCCGTTGCAGGAGTTACCGTTACCCCTGTGACCGCGACTGTATCGTCGGTGTCGATTACCTGAATAGTGTCTGCCGCCGCCACTTTGAACTCGGTAGAGAATGTGATGATGTCATTTGTTCCACCGTCAGAACTCAATGCGTTGATCAGCATGTAACCGATGAAGGTCACCGGCCCGAATTCCATACGCACCCACAAAGTTGGCTGTCGGGCTGCCTGAATCTCAGTATTGAAATATTTAATCAGGCGACCGACTCCGTATTGGTCGAGTTTGTCATTGCGGCGAACCTCACCTTCGAAAGAGATAGTGAAATCGGCATTAGTCACGATATTTTCGACATAGCCTTTGGTGTCATCAGCATCAGACGTCACGCTGTTGGGCGAGAAGTCGAAGCCTTTACTGGTGCCGGCCGCCAGGGCTTTCCATTCTGACTCCTGCGGGAGGGTATCGGCGCAGCCATTAGCTACTTCGAGCACAATGGCGCGGCCAAACAACTTTGTGTTGTCCGTAGGGCAATTTGCTGCCATGGGTAATTCCTCTTTGATGTTTCGGCTTACTCGCCGTATTTGATTGCAAACTGAAGCCGATAGATGAGGCGACCTTCAGCTGTTAGGACTGGAGCGGGGATACCGCCGAAATTTTCTATATAGCCAATACAGTTACTTGGCAGAGGGTCTGATTGCACATGCTGGATAATTTGCTGCACCGAAGTGTCTAAATATCCATTCCCTCCTTTTGCGCCGATAACATCGACTAACACGTAATATTCGGCCCCTAGTTCATTGCGTATGGAAGAGCCGCCGTTAGGACGGAATACCATAAAACGCTCTGACATGTTTCCGGTGTCATTCCACATAAGGAGCTGGGTTGTAAAGCCAGCGGTAAGCCCCGCATCTACAAAATAATCACGCAGCCGGGTATGCATCGGAGGGTTCATAGCGACAACTCCTGTTTCATAACCCGGTCGATTTGCTCGCGGGTATCCTCAAATCCTTTTGTAAGGAACTCCTTCCTTGCCGTGGCTCGGCGGAATTTCTGTGGGATGTTGGGATCGTGAACATAGACCGCATAGTTGGCTGAATACCCAACGCGACCCGTCAGGCGAGTGCCGTTCACATCCAGTTCCTGATATTGACTGTTGATCAGCGTGGAGGTGTCACCGATAGGCGTATATACAGATGCCTGTGATGAACCAATAATGAGCGCACTCTTTATCGCTCTTACGGCTTTTCTTCCCTGAACATCAGCAATGAGTTTTTCAAGGTTGGCTTTGGCCTGGCTTATACCTCTGATTTTCCCAGCCATGTTCAGACTCCAGTAATTATCGCGTAATCATCCGTCAGGCGGTCGAACGTGTCTTCATACCTTATGGATTGGAGTATTTCATCAGCTCCAGCCTGAACAGGGTCTGCTTCGGTGGACACGCCAATCAGGATGTAATCCCCCATATCCGCACCGGAGAATTCCGTCCAGAAGGTGTTTTTGATTACTCGCTCTGAACCAATATCGCCGAGCCGCTTGCTCAACCCACCTTCATAGCCGCAATCGATGACCACCGGAGCTGCGAAACCCAACGGATCACCATAGTCATTCTGGCCTTCCAGTCGCTTCCAGAACGTCGCTTTGCCGGTGTATGACCAGCGGGCCAACTCTGACATTCTTATTCCCTCCAGCGCAGCACCTTCGCACCACTCTCCCGGATGCGCGGGCAGTTGATAAACCACTCCCCATCCGATTTAACGTATCCGGTTGTCTGCCGACCTGTGTCAGTAAGTACCCATACGCGCTCGAATGACCGCGGGAGTCGATTTTTAACGGATATCCACGTCATTAGCGTTCACCGTTACACATGCATCCACCTTTCCCTATCCAGATGCCTGCAAAAGCCTTATTACTGGGGTCTGGGGGAATCAGCGAGGTTGCACAGTCATACTTATCAAGCCCTCGCAGTAAGGACAGAGAGCCTGACCACCGATCCCCAAACGACTGATATCGAAACGACCTTGAGGCACCTGACGGGGCTGTCTGAGAGCTGATATAGCGATCGCCCTGCCCCAGCCCCATCAGTCCTAACAAATACATCTGAATTAGCAGCGCTGTCGCAGGTTGGTAATGAGCATCAAGGCATTCCTGAATGCTGTTCACCTGCTCAATCAGCGCGTCAAGAATAAAGTCGGGCAGCGTGATGCCGACCGACGATAAGTATTCCTTCGCCTGTGCTGTGGTTATCATGCTGACCTCAGATATAGCCCTCCGCAGAGGGCATAAAAAAACCGCCATCGCGGCGGCTGTTACTCAGCAGGGAAAAGCTTATCCAGCTCGCCCTCTGGCAGAAGGTCTGCGAGCTTGTCGACACCCATATTGCCTTTGTACTCAATGCCCAGATCATCAAGGCGCTTGGTTATAGCCTGCTTGCGGGCCTGCTTATCGGTGGATGCATCAGGGGTTGCCGGAGTCAGCTCTGCTGATGCCTTGCCGGAAAGCTTACGGACATGAGCTTTCAACGAAGGATGCAGATTTTTCAGTTCAACCACATCGCCTAAAGAGACACCATGCCACGGCTTAGTTACTTCGTATTTATCAGCCACAATCTACCCCTTATGCCAGATTTGCACCGTAGACCACACCAGAAAGTCCCTGCTCATCTGCCGTGATTTGCAGGCCTTCGGCAGACATGATCTGGAAGTTGTAGTTAATGTTTGGGAGCGGGCGCGGCAGAGGAACAACACCAACAGCCATACCTACCAGCGGGGAGATAACATCCTGACGGCGAACGTAGGCGATAAATTCGTTACCGCTTAGCGCGAATGTCGGACGGATTTCTCGAACCGGAGCGAAAGGCAGAACAGCGTTCAGCACGTTGCCACTCACGACGCCATTAACCACATACGGCTGTGCCAGATTGGCCCAAATTTCAGGTGAGACCCACATCACATCATAGGTCGCAACTTTGTTTGCTCGGGCCAGAGTGCCGAAAGCGCCTTTACCGAAGAAAGTGAACAGCGCGGTCATATCTGCGGTGGTCAAATCGATGTTAGCGCCACCTGCACCAGAGCCGAGGTTGATTTTCTTGGTATTGCGATGATTTTTGATGCCCTGCGCTGGGTAAGACTGCACCTGAATGTTCGGATCACCATTCAGATAGTAGTTAACGCGCTTCTGGTTAAACTTGCGCATCTTCGCCATCTGCGAATCCAGCACCAGGTCGATACCGACAGAGTTCAGGCCTGCAGCATGACGCCAGTTAACACCGTAACCTGCGGTAAATACCGGGATCGGGTCGCCGTCGCTTGCGTATTCCGTATGGTCAAAGGAAAACGGTGCCTGACCATCAATGCTTACTGATACGTCATCAGCAATATCACCAACAACGCTGTAGAGCTTGGCAGTCTTACCAACCGGCAGCACGGTCTGCACGCCAATCAGGTCGTTGACGATTTCCATGCCAACTTCCTGATCACGCAACTGAAGCACCTGGCGGTCGATTTCAGCCCAGAAATCGCGAGTGAAACCACCCACTGCGTTCACTGCCAGCCATTCCTGAGTCATGTGAGCGCGGTTTGCGGCAATCATGGCGTTGTGGTTGGCATTCCACATATTTCGGTTAGCCCACAGCTCATTCCAGTGGCCACCCAGGCGGGAGTTAGCGGCCAGAGTATCTTTAGAGAAATACATATTTTTTCCTTCTTATGCTGCAGGCGCTGCTGCGACGGTGCCGACGCGCATACGCACGCGAATGAAATCAGTAGAGCTTGCCGCGATGGTGTACTCATCCTGGCTGTAACCGATCACCGAATCGGTATCATCAGTTGCCAGAGTGAACTGACCAGACGAACCAAGCTTGATGGGGCTGTCTTTCTTGTATGCACCAGGCGCGCAGAGAAGTGCCAGTTCGCGCCCTTCTTCAACGTAGTTACCTACTGCAGAATCACCGGCAGGAACGGCATCACGGATACCAAGCCCTTGATGATATGCACAGTCGATGATGTACAGGCGGCCACTCATTGCGGTTGCCTGAGCAAATTCACCATCAGCATTGATAACTGCTGCAGTTCCCGGAAGAAGTTCGGCTGCGGCGATGCGGGTTTCGGTCTTGTAGAGCGATTTCCCATCGATATTAACGCGACGATAACGTGACATTATTCCGGCTCCTTATTTGAAGTATTCAGCTACTGAAGGCGCGCCGGTTTCTGCCTGGTTCTGTGCAGAGTTGGTACCCAGCGGAGCAGCTTCGCCCAGAGATTTGAACATTGCGTCGAGGGCTTCGCCTGACAGGGCATTGGCAACGACTTCGCCATGCTTAGCAGCTACAGCGGCGCGCTTGGTCTGTTCTTCAGCGCGAGAGTTGGCGGTCAGGGTTTCTGTCAGCTTTTCCTGGTTGGCCTGTAGCGCTTCAACCTTCTCGGAAAGCGGCTTAATTGCCTTCTCCGTATTGGTAGCCACAGCCTCACCAATCATGCTGCCGATTTGTTCCAGTTCTTCTTTGGTTAAAGGCATGTCGCCCTCCGTTTTGTGGTTTGTTGCAGGAGCATCCTGCGGTGTGAAAAGAGATTTAAATTTGTTGGCTACAATTGCGACCCATGACTCCTGGCGCGCCACTTTGGTGCCTGTGTCGTCAAAGGCGATCTGCCCGCCATCGCTGGTATACCCGTACACCTGCGCATCGCCGCCGTTACGGATGACAATCGCCTGTGAATCGGTAAAGTCAGCAATCCATGCGTAATCGTCAGGCCCGGTTGCAAACTTGTCGCGGGCAGCCTGTTCAAGACGGCGTTCACGCTCGCGGTAGGACTCGCCAATCAGCGCACCAGAGTTTGTTTTGATGGATTGCGCCTGGTCAGCGTTAACCATTAACCCCACGCCCTGCTCAGGCTGCGCAGCGCCGACTTCATGCAGAAGGATGGCGTCATGGTCCATAGCGTTGATTTTTGCGACCCACTCAATACCCTGAGCTTTCTGTTGCTCACTGGCTTCAAGCTGGTCAAGGAACACAGCGACACTGGTATGGATAGGCGGCACATCATCGCCGCGTTCAATAGCTGCAACGCGCTCCAGTAGCTCGCGTCCACCCTCACTTTGATTGGCAACCTGAACATCAACCCATTTCTCCGCATAAACCCGATTGCCGGATTTCTTCACGTTGCGGTTCCATGCGCCGATGTGGCCTACGTTGATTCCTTCTGGAGAGAAAGCAGATACGAACTTTCCATCAACCGTGGGATGCCCCAGCGGCGCCAGCGTGCCTTCCAGACCCTGATAGTGAGCGTCGATTTCAGATGCGGGATAAAGCCCGCCATTCATAACGACGTTTGCCGGCAGCGTATAGCTGGGGAGAACCAGATGTTCGCGCCCGTTATACGTCTCACGGCGAATAGACTGGCTGTTCACCTTTGTGGTGACGTTAACCTGCATTGTCATGGGTGATTACTCTTGTCTATGCCGCGTGTTTGCAGCAGTGATGTGATTTATTCGCAGCCATCCGCTTGCCCCATGTCTGGGCAAACTCTTTTTTGGCAATATCGATAACGCTGGAGTTGAGCGGAACGCCCTTCTCATCAACCAGAACGGTGACCTGCGTGCATTTGCAGTTAATCGCGTTGCCGTTGATGCTGTACCACTCCCTGACCTCATCCGAGGTATAGAGGTGTCCGTGCCTGAGAGCGTGTGTACGTCGCGTTGTGGGGCTTAAGGCGGACATATGAAGCAACATGACGTTAAGGCCTAAATCATCTCTTGCCTGGTCATGTTCGTCCCACCGCGCACGCCGGAGTGCGGTAGTGATTTCCGTACGTGCGATGCGGTTGGCTCTGCTGCGCTCGATATCTGTCTGCGCGGTTATATTTCTGGCGACGTCACGAGGATTCAGTCCGCGTCCGATACCGTCTGTCAGCACACGAGACAAATTGGCTTTAACCTGATTGCTCAGGCCTTTCATCTCTTCAAACTCGCGAGCCCTGACAAGTATCAAGCGTGACTGATAGGCGTCACTTAGCAGGATCTTCTCAATGCTTTCCCTGTCGGCGGCGTATGCCGGGGATTGCTGCGACAGATTGCTAAACTCCTGCGCCGTTCCTCGCTGATAAGCCGTAGACACGTAGTCCTGCCAGAACCACAGATTCAACTCACCACCCTGCAACAAAATTTCATCGACGAGCGATTCACCGTTTTGAAGCAGCATGGAAAGAAGTGTCTGGTCAAGGCGGAAGGTGTAGCGCTGGTTTACTGCTGGCTCTGAAGGTATGCGGTTAAGTAGCTCTATGTACCCCTTTCCGATTTTCCGTAGCCGTTTGCTGAACTCGCGCATTGCGCCGCGCTCCAGCCTGTCTACACCAGTCGGGTCTTGCTTATTGGCTGGCAGTATCGCTGGTTTCGCTGGCTTGTTCGCTTTCTTGGTCATCTTCATCCTCAGTCAGCGGTTCGCCAAGCGGCTCGAATCCTGCAGCAACGCGGATTTCGTTAGCGGTAAATACCTGCTCTCCGGTTGCCAGAGTCTTCTGGTTGATGTCGCTCATCTTGCTGGCGCTATCCAGCTTGTCGACAGATGACTGTTCGTTAAGGTCATCCCAGACAATGCTGTACTTCGCTACCGGTTTGAGGATTTGCAGGTCTATCAGCTTGTCCACCATGTCCTCAATATCGAATGACAGTTCTGCTCGCCGAGACTGACAACGAGCGTTGAAGTAAATCTGGTCTTCCGTGCTGGCGCGCTCGCCTGACTGGTTGCCAACGAGAATGCGAGAGGGAATATCAACCGATGCCGCAAAGGTCTTCAGGTTTACATCGTAAGTAGGTGAAGGGTCAGCAACCGAAGTTACCAGAGGCGTAACAGATGCGCCTTGAGTGGTCAGAAGCACGTCATTGCCGCTGTTAACTTCTACGGCAGCCTCATTGAACTTCTCCTGCAGCTCTGTGACGCTAACGCCATAAAGTGACGCGAGGTTGCTGAAGTTAATCTCTTTATCGAAATTGACGTTCAGTTGGCGCGCGGCGTTCTTCAGGAAAGATTCCCCACTACCTCCCTCTACCTTTTCGAGGCTTACGGCTGCGTTGTAGCCAGGTTCCAGAAATCCGATCTCGTCATCGGACATATCGCCGATAATCAGGATTCGGTCGGGATGGATGTCACGCTGAACTCTACCCCCGTCAGGCTGCACTTCTGTGTACTGCCATTTCGTGACATTACCGTTGTCATCACGACTGGCGACCTTCAGTGCACTAGCCCAAGCTGGCGTAATCTTTTGCAGCGCCCTGCCTTTGACTACCGGCTCATCCCAGCGCTTATTGTCTTTGACGTGCAGAAGGATGCCAGCCCAGCGACCAACCAGTCGGCGCGTATCGGCTTTGGCGAATGAGCGCCAGAACCGATGGGTGAACACCTGTTCTTTGCTGGACTTCTCCCACGTCGATTCCTTGCGTGATTCATCATCCGGGTCACCCTCAATGATTTCAGGGTTCGTTTTCCAGCAGTTAGATACCAGCTTATTTACAGCACCGTTAGCGATGCCTCCACGGCGATAAAGCTTATAGAGGTCATGGAAGTCTAAATCTTCCTTGAAGCCATATTCGCACCACGCCGTGCTACGTTTTGCATCCAGACCCATAGACGGGTTAGCCATCATCATGCGGGCGCGCGCAAGCCTGGCATCGTTCAACGCATGGTTGACGGCCAGTGTTAATTTGTCAGTCATGGTTTGTCCGTTGGTGGATTTATGGCAACAAAAAAGGCCGCCTGAGCGACCTTATCAGTTAAAAATTACGTCAAACCCTATTAAATGATACGTACATGATTTGATTAAATTCGACATTGTGTTGCTGAGCTAATAATTCTGCGCATTCTTTAGCAACGTCTGCACCTGACTTTGATGCGTCAGCACTATAGAAGTCAAAGTTTTCTAAAACGCCGCCGTTGCTGAAGTAAATTTTATAGGACATAAACCATTGATTCATTGTTAAAACCCTATTAGTAACTAGAGTATGTATTATCGGTTTATGTTACTTTTTCTTTAATCTATCTCAGCCGCTTCGGAATCATCATGCCCATCGGCTGTGCGCCGCCGAGCTCGGTAAGTGCGTAAACCATTGCGTCGAGGCGGTCAGGCGACTTTTTGGCAGTGGCTGGCACGTATTCCATCAACTGGTTTTCCAGAACGTAGAGATTGCCGCGGTGGGCTACGCGACCCTGCGCATACAGCGCTGATATTGGCTCAGCGCGCGCGAACTTACCTTTGCTCGCATGGACGCGGATAATCCGGTCTTTGAACCCGGCATTGCGGAGCGTGTCCTCTGCCATGTCTCCGCCCTGGTTGGTTTCAATCACAATCGCGTCGGCGTCATGCTGTTTGTAAGCGTCCATTGCACGCGTTGCCCAACCGTTAGGGGAATATTTGCCACTGTAGTCGCCGTCGGCTGAGTACTGTCGCTTATCTCCCGCACCGTATGAGCTTGCGGCCACAATCCCCGTTTCATCGCTCTCTTCGCTGTTTGTTGCCTGCGGGTCGATAGCGATAACCGTTCTGGATAGCTGCTCGGTGATGTTCAGAGCGCGTGCTGCTGCAATCATCTCCTCGGTCCACAGTGCGCCTTCTGCGTTGAACCTGCGAGGGTTCTGCATGTACTGCGCTTCGGCTGTTCGTCGATGAGAGAACAGCGCTGTGCGGTGGCTCTCGTTGTGCTTGAACGGCCAGAGCCAACCATCAGGCAAGCCGTGCTCAATCGGTATGGCGTGACTGTTGTCCGGGTACTGCTCCTGATAGGAGCGGCTGTTGTCGATAATTACCGGCAGGTTCAGGTGGTGCCACATCTCACCACTACCGCCGCGCAGCAGATAGCCGCTCAGGTCGTGGTAGTGGATGCGCTGCATGATGACAATCATCGGCGTGGTTTCGATAGCCAGACGAGATTTAATCGTCTCGTTGAAGCGGCTGTTTACGCCGTCACGAACCGTTTCGGAATAGGCGTCATCCGGCTTAACGGGGTCATCGATAATTAGCGCGCCCTGCCAGCCTGGCTCCATATGCCCGGCACGGAATCCCGTTACCTGACCTGCTGACGATGAGGCATACACACCGCCACCATACTCCGTCCACCACATCGCCTTACTGTCAGCATCGTCGCGCAGCTCCATAGGCCACATCGCCTGGTAGGCTTGCGACTTAATCATGCTGCGGGCAGTGGATGAGTTCAGAAGCGCGAGGTTGTGCGAGTAGGACAGGTGCATGAAACGGGCGCGCTTATTCAGTGCCAGCCCACGCCCCATCATGTTGATGGTTGCCAGCTCTGTTTTCGTGTAGCCGGGTGGAACGTTGATGATCAGCCGGTTAATCTCGCCGTCTATCACTCTGTCCAGCGTTTGCTGAATAACCTTGTGATGAGGTGCCACTATCATCTTGCCGCCCGTGCGCTGCTTGAAGAAGTAGCGGGCAAAGTAGAGACCGTCCTCTTCGCACTCTATCCGGCGCGCATAGTTCTTTTGCTCAGCAGTCGTCATCCTCCAACATCTCCCGCCGGGCAGCCTTGTATTCATCTTTCGTTAGCATAGCAGACTCAATGGGTCCACCATCTTTACCGGTATGCTCTACTTTCTGCTTATTGGTGTATGCATCGCCGCACTCTTTAGCCGCTTGTTCAATTAACTGTGCAGTAAGCGCGAAGTTGCGCATCTTCTCGGTATTTGCCGCCATTCTGTCCAGCGCTCGAAGTCGGTAAGCTTTGTTAGCAATCGGAATGTCAGATATTTCAGTCTGGAATCGCAAGCGAGTGCTATTAAAGAGATCTACCCACTTCTGGCTGAGCTTCTCTGCCATCGCGTTACCAGGGCAGTATTGAGATATCTGCTGGCGCGATACCTCCACATTGAACTCAGCCTTTACAAGCTCAATTACTTTTGTGGGTGGCTCATAGCAAGCCAATGACTGGACGATGAAGGATTTAACCTCTGTCGATAATGCTGCCATCGGTTTCCTCCATGACAATGTTAATAAAGGTTTACGCCAGCTTCATGAGGCATGTACCACATGCTCTGGCAACATCAAGATGGGCCACCTCTGCTGGTTTATTTGCCGCATCTACTAATTCCTGGACATCAGCGCTTGCGCCATATCGACGGACAACGCCAACGAATTCCTCAACATCATGTCCGCGCATGCAAAGCTTCGGCTTACCTGAGTCGCGGTAAAACTTCGGTGAGCCAAACTCATCCACTTCTTGGGCGATGTGATAAAGCTCATGCTCTACCAGTGCGCAGAAGTCTAAATCGGAGCATTGCAGGCAATAGTCAGCAGCCAGCGTGATGATGAAGTCCGGCTTGTGCCCGAACCACTCATTCATCTGCTGTTCCATTCGGGCCTTTTGCCATCCGCCGGCACGCATCATTACCTCTTCAGCCTGGCCAAGCACTGTCCTGCCTTTTTTGGTAAATGCGGTGGCTGCCCAAAGGAACGCAATGTCAGCATCAGCCAGATGAAAATGATCGGGGTTGTGAATTGAGCCCTCACCATTAATGATGTTCTCTGTAACCCACTCGAACATCCCTTCCGCTGGCATTAGCTTTATGTAAGGAGCGAATTCTTCTACAAAGTGGATGGGCGGGAGTGGACGGTTTAGATAGCTTTCATCTCTCGCCATAATCATTCCTTACGATGTTTGTTCGTCTTTATCGGGCTCAGGAACGTATTCCATCTCCTGCACGTTATCAGGTGCCAGGTATACCCATGAGCCGTCCTCACGTGCTATGCCGATGAAGCCGTTAATAATCTCGGGCTGAGATCGCTTCATCAGACCTTCATGCGTCTCACCGGATTTGGTGGTAACCGTGATGCGGTAGGTGTCTGGCATATTTACTCCAATAAAAAACCGCCCGGAGGCGGCTTGGTTATATCAAGGCATTGGTTGGCAGGTAGTTATGACGAAGAACCTATAATCCAAATCTCGCGCCTTAGCCATTGCATCGGCATATTCACCAACAGCAATATCTACGTTTTCAGGATCATCGACGCTCAAGAAGTGATATCCCTTTTCAAAAATAGAATAATTTTCGTCATAACACTCATAGACAAGAAAGAACTTCATGCACACCTCCATTAGTTGTTAAGTGTGTATATCGGCTTCTATTGGCTTGCCTTTAATATTCATCATCAGGCGCACTCGCAAATGCGCCTTGTGATGAAAGCCGTTGTGAAAGAGACTCTCACCTCTTCTTAGGCTGCCAGCTTGTGCTGCTCTTCAATCAGAGGCTGTCGGTGATTGCGCTCGAACAGGCCGGTCAAACTCGCCTTCCTTTGCTCGAAATCCCATCCCATGGTGATGAATACCGTGTTCGCTCGCTGTAATTCGGTGATGCAGTGAATCTGCTCTGGCGTCAGGTAATCCCGAATAGGCTCTTTCTTACCTATTTCGTGATGCACTCGGAATTTAGCAGAGGTCATGCCGAGAGCGATGCGGTTAATCAGGTCGGCTTCGTTACTGAAGTGATGAGGCGCGATCTGCTTACCCTGAGATTCGCGCTCATGCTTAATAGCCTCGGTCATGGGTTTGTATTCAAGGCGCGCGGCGTTGCGGTCCATCTTCTTCTTAGCCAACTCGCCACGCATCGCGAAGAATTCAGAAACCAGGCGTTTCTTGAATGCCCGGACAACTTCGTTGTTTCGCATGTAGGTGATGAGCAGCGTGGTTTGCTGTTCGTTTAGCAGTGCAATTTCCTGCTTTTGCATACCCCCATCCGTTTGAAAGGGTCGCATTTCAAATTCCACCCTTCCAAACTCTTCGAGGTCGCTTTTGTACTTCCTGATGAGTTGAATCACTGGCTTGTGATCTTTCATAACACCACTCGCGATTACAGCCGAGTTGGTGACCAGGTCTAGTTTTTTTATTTCAACTAATTGCATAGCGATTACCTTTTAGAAAGTTGAGCCTGTTCGCACAGAAAAGCCGCCCCGAGATGGTCGCCACCATATACGGCAGTTCTCAGGCTCAGCTTTCTGAAAGACTCGGGAATGTTATGCGCTGCGACGCGCGTTTTACTGCGGACATAAAAAAGCCCCGCATTAGCGAGGCCGATATTGCTTTGTTGCTGATGGTGAATCTTCTTGGGGTTTGTCATGGTCGCAGGCTTCGCGATTCCTCACGGAATGGCTAGCCCACTTACGGCTTACCCGTCAGCCGGATTGCGATCACCATCCTTACGGGGTTACACAATTTATTTAAGGCACTGCTGCCGGATGTAGTCCTGCAGATAGTTAACCTGTTTGGTCACTGTTTCGATTCGCTCTCTGAGGGTGAAATAATCCCGTTCAGCGGCGTCAGTAAGTCGGGCGGTGGAAGCATCGCCCATGCTGCCGGCGCCGGTCGATCCGTTCGCGGTGCAGGTTGCGTTGAGCTGCAGCCGACGCTTGCCAGTAGCAACATCGCGCTCAAGCTGATTGATAGTGCTCTGAGCATCTGCAAGCTCCTGTGTGTACTTGGCGTCGAGCGCTGCGACATCGCGCTGGCGAGTCTGCATGTCTTTGATAGTATCTTTAGCCAGATTTAATTCACGATTAACTTTGGTTAAAGATGCCTGTGTTTCTGTGAGCACTGACCGGTAATAACTGGCGAGGACAATGGCGATTGCCAACATCAGTGTCATTACGGCGAAGAGGATGAGCTTCCATTTAAAGGTCATTTTCACTTTCCGCCAGGCACATAGAGCGCTCCATCTCCCGCCGGTTCTGCAATCCCTTCCACTTCATACCACCGGCGTAAACCCAGCGGCGCATTTCTTCACATGCCCCTTCCTGGTCGCCCTTGTTGAGCTTGCGAAGAAGAGTCGACTTAGCGAAGGCATCACTGCCTACGTTGAACACGAAGCTGTATAGCGAGGCGCGCTGGTATTCGTTCAGCGGAACCTTAACCAGCTTGTCTACGGTCGCTTTCGCTGGTTGCAGGTCTCTCCACAAAAGCCGATCACATTCTTTGTCGGTGTAGGTCTTGCCGCGAATGATGTCATTGCCAGTGTGGCCGTCGCAGACAGTCCAGACGCCAGCGACATCTTTGTAAGCCTGATACTTGCGACCCTCTACGCCATCCTTGCCACCGATGAATATCGTGGCGATGACCATCGAGCCTGCACCCGCTGCGGCAATCAGTTTGTTTCTCAGTGAGGACGGGATAGCCATCGTTAGTCCTCCTTTGATAACTGCCCGGCTGCGGAAGGCCATCGCTCATACGCCTGAATCTGCGCCAGCGTGGTTTTGCGTTTGTAATACCAGTTGATACCGAACGTCAGTAGCGCCACGACAATACCGGCGATAACGCCTACTGCGCTCCACTCGTCAGGACTTAGCCGGGTTAGCAACCCATTAGCCACCGTCCCGGCAGATGCGCCATAAGCTGCGCCAGAAGCTAATTTGCTCATATGTGACATCTCACACCTCCGATAGGAAGTGCTGTGGTGTAGTTAGGAAAGGCCAGCAAGGCAAAGGATGCGAGGGTTCATCTGTGATTGATTGCCTGTGGCCTAATACGAAAAAAGCCCGCCGAAGCGAGCCTTGAAGTTTGTATGGATATTGTGATGCATGTCATAACGTATAAACCTTTTTGGTTTATTATCTACCCATCTAAACAGGAGCAAATGCTATGACCACTATCACCATTAACACCTACGCACCGGATTCACGTTTCGACATGAGCAAAGAAGAAGCAAAAGAGTTTTTCGCTTTCGTTCAGCGCAAGGCCGAGTCTCTCGGTTATGACGTGGCGTTTGATGAAGCAATCTCAGTTGACGAAGAAAGCGAGCGCTTCGTCGAAAAATGTTTCGCTGAGTTTTGATCTGCGACTATGCCGATCAAAGAGTACATTGAGAAGAACTTCCCGAGCCAGGCTGATTTCGCCTTAGCGTGTGGAGTGCTACCTCAACAGGTTACTAAGTGGATTAGCATGGGGTGCATAGTGCTCAACGGGAAGATTTACAGTCCGCGAAGAGATGTCCCATAACCAACCAAGTTAAGATGTTCTCCGCTTCGGCGGGGATTTTCTTTTCTGCCGTCTGAATATGTGTGGTGGCCGGTGCTGATCTCCGGTCATAGCGTTTCCTGTATATCGCGATTTATTACCGAGGTCGCAACTCCTCAGTGGTTTCCGTGACCCGCTTACGATGACCCCACATAGAGATATACAGCTATAGCGCATCAGCCTGCGCATTCACCACAACGGAAAGGAAACTGCCCGGAATCGCACCGACGCCAGCGCTTACCTGGCTTAAAAAGTTCAGCTCCCTTACCTGTTATGAGCTCCGTTTCGTGGAGCAACGGCTGGCGATCAACCCAGCACCGATATGGGATTTACTAAGGCGATATGCCCGTTGTTACCCACGAATGAAAGCACTATCAGTTACGCTGCCTGTTCCGCCAAGCGGTTACGCTACCTGTTCTGTAATGCTCTCATTGGTGTGCGCCCATTATTAATCACACCGGGCCAGTGCGCCGAATTTGGTAGCGGGGAGTCGGAAGACCCCGTGATTTAAGGCTGTTACGCCGCCATCAACATCAGATCATCGTTTGCATTTATCTTTGTGGTCAGTTTCTAAAATGCCGCAAAGTCGCTAACGTGACGAAAACTGGAAAGAGCATTGAGAGGGTTACGCTGCCTGTTCCATAAATGCCCTTGCCGGTTTCGTCTCATGCTTCTTTGGTTTGACGATCCCACTCTTCACGAAATTTAGTCGGGTTATCGAAACCCTGAGTAGCGTTGCAGCTTTTCATATGAACACCTGTTGGTTGGGTTGAGCCAATAAAAAAGCCCCGAGCTATTAACTCAGGGCTTTTTTCTTTTGTTTGGCTGCTCAGTTCGCTTTTGCTCCGAGCATACACAAAATGTACTACTTCGATTTCGCGATTGCAATGCTTTCGGAAAATATTTATTACTTAAGCCGCTAATTGAGGAAATTCATTCTCAATTTCACGCTTCATTGCGAAAAATATTTCCGAATCGAGCACGTTCTCGCACCAGACAACACGACGCCGACATGACTGAACATCCATTCCGGTGACATGGTTCATCAGTCTGGCGATATCTTGCGTGCAATTGCGATGGCAATATCGCTTAATAGCTACATCGCGGACGGGGCTTTCACGGTGAAAGGTTTTAACCATTACGCGCTCAACAAACGCAGCATCATCTGATTCTTTGGCGAGAGCGATGATATTGCTGAATGAAGATTGCGGGATGACCAGTTCGCGAGCTTTCTGATAAAGAGCATCGCCCCGCAAGCCTTCCTCCTCGTATAGCCGCATGACAACGCTTTCTATCTGCTTAGCCTTATCATCGCTCCACTGACTGCGGATCATCAGACGGCCGATAACGTTGATGGCCCCAGCTGGAGAATCGTCTCCTGCATTAACTTTGCCCCATACCTGAAGCATGTAATGCACCCACGCTTTCTGACGGGAGTTGATGGTTTTCTTCGGATGCTTCCACACGCGGCGAAAGTGAGCATCGTCGATGAAGTTAACCATGCCGAATACTGGTGTGAGTCTCATGCTGCATCGCCTCCCTCTGGTTTGTTGATACCGAGCCGGTTTTCCAGCTCCTTACGCATGTCCTTTAAGCGCCGCTCGGTCTCGTGAATGTTGTTAAGCTGCCATTCAACAGCCTCAAGCATTTCCTTATCCTTCTGGCGCTGCTGAGCTAATGCGATACTGGTTACTGTGGTCACGATGAAGCCTCCTCATGCGAGCGGGCGCTGGTCATCAGCACGCCATTAATGACTGCGTGACGCTTAGCGTGAATGTCACCGATGTACTTCCTGACGGTATCGCGGTGGCATGAAAGCTTACGGGCCACCTCGCTGAGGCATCCGTTACATTCCTGAAGTAAGCGAGGAGCTGTCTGAACGATAATCATGCTGCCTCCATTAGCTCGGCTATATCGGGTAATTTCCCGCCCAACTCAGTCACTACCAAAACGAGCATTCCGCCTTTAACCGCCTGACAGCGCTTGATGCGCATATCGTCTACCTGACCGTCATCCAGCCAGAAGCCCGCACTGGTGAGTGCGTCAAAAACGGCTTTGGGTAGATTGTCCAAATCGCGTTTGCGGTTATCGGGAGGTGCTGCGTGGATGGTGATTCTGATGCGGGGTTGGATTTTTATGTCTAACTTGTGCTGCTGAATTATTTCGATTACTTCTCGTCGGTATCGCTTACCCCAATCGCTGATGTAGTGGATTCCTCTTGAGTGACGCCAGTACCGATTATTGGAGGGCGGCCAGGGCAGGACTATTCGGTATTCGTTCATCTCACCGTTACCCTCCCTTCTCGCGTCAGCTTTTGCAGCGTCAGGACGATAGCGCGATCCATTTCAGAACGCCTTTCTTCCCGGCTGAGGTCTTTGCCGTTGTCGATTCGCTCATGACATGACGGACAAAGCGCAGCTGTTAAGCTATCGTCTACCTTGAGGCCTATTCCCTTGCCTTCATTCCGGTGAGCGGCCTGAACTCCATACCGACCACACAGAACGCAGAAATCTATTTCCCTGACTGCCTGAAGCCATTTATTGCTCCTGAATATCGTCATTTGCGATATCTCCGTTCGGGTATCGATACACAAGCCATTCGTTGATGCACTCGCCGCATGCGTAGGTTTCATCCGGCTCCAGCTGCTTGCTGCATCCTGCGCAGAGAGCTCTGGCTATGCTCTGCTGCTCGTAGGTTTGGGTTTGGATGGGGCTAAGCATGCTTCCTCCGGGCGCGCAGACGCTCCCACATCACATCGTGAAGGTGAGAGGTATACGCGAAGGTTTTTATGTCGGACGGGGAGACTTCTGGCTTTCGTTTCTTTCGGTGGGTAACGCGGTATATACAGTTTTCGCATACTATGTCGGTAATACTTCGTCGCTGTCGCCTCACATATACCTCCTTTCAGTGAATCTGACGCCCTGCCCGGTCGCCCACGCTACCGTGTACTCTATGAGGCTCGACATGCGCTTTACGCTCATCTCAGCACTGCTCTCGCGGATGTTTACGTATTCACCCTCAAGGCCGGGCACAACCTCCGCCTCTTGCTTTGTCGCCACCGCGTGGCCGCTAATCAGCAACACCTTCCACTGCTCCGGCCGTAACCATTTCCCGCACCACTGAACTTGAGCAGCAATATCTGCCAAGAGCGCATGAAATTTCGCATTCTGGTCAAGGTTACGCTTGTAGTCGGTGATTCTGATTGTGACCGGGCGGTCGGTGTCGAGAGGTGATGCGAGAATGGAGTTTATTGCTTCCTGCTGTTGCAACTTACCCCTGAGAAATATCGTTTGTTTCATGGCATTCCTCGTCAAGTTTGAGCTCTTCAATTGCCCATGAAGTTATTCCGTTTTTCTTCAGATATTTGTTCGCTTTGTTGTATGTGGTGAATGCAGCCACCGCTTCCATTTCACCCTCAAAGCCCCGGATGCTTACGACAAAAACTGATGAACTCATCACTCCCCCTTAATTTTCAGACCTGCGGCGCGGATGGCTTTAGCACACTCTGTGACTGTGTTTTTATGCAGTTCACAAAACACTTTCGCCGCACTAGGGCCAAGCGGGTGGACTTCTGTTGTTGGCGGCAACTCAATCTCAACCGCTGCGCGGGATGCCTGCCATGCCATCCATGCAAGATTGGTGTCATGGTCGATATATTGCTGTTCATCCACCGCTGTGAGCGCGTAGTTAGTCCGGTCAAGATTCAATCTTGTTTCACTTCTTGCCCAAGCCTCAAACTGCTCTCTGCTCTTATCCACGGCGCTTCTCCTCTTTAGCCAATACGAATGCGCTGCACAGCAGAATCAGCGCGTCTGTGAACATCAGGCCGTCCCGCTGAACGATGGCCGCGAACATGAAGCACAGGCCGATGAAGACCAGCATTATGATGCTCATATCAGGCTCCAGTGGTGGTTAATTAAGTGGGGTGAATGTGTATTTGTCATCGTGCATGACAGGGTCGTGGACATAAATAAAGCCACCATCGTCGGTCCTGTAAGGCACTCCTAAATCATCACGAGCCGGCTCAATATGCCGCTGACAGAAAGGACAATAGCGCGCGCCTTGTGATTGCTCATTGGTTGCGTCGCTCATATCAGGCTCCGATTCGTGATGTGACGAGTTTTGCAAACGGGCTTATCGGCGCAGTCTGGTTGATTGGCTTGCGCTCAGGTGCCGGGTAATACTCGTAGCAGCGAGTCTTGCGGCCATCTGATAGCAATGCGCGAACTGATTTCCGTGTCAGTTCACCGTTCATCTCCAGAACCCGCATGGTGTTGATGCAGTACACCGGAGAAAGGCCGGTAATTTCGCTGGCCTGAATTGCAGTGAGCGCGCCGAATGTTTTCACGCAGCGGATAAGCTCGGCTCTGTGATTAACGGAATCGACCAGGCGCCAGCGTCGGGGCTTCTGGCTTGTTCCGGTTAGCTCGCCGTCTTTCTGCATGCGGTTAAGTACGACGCGAACTGCTTCGATGGTGTTTCCCGTCCGGCGGGATATTTCGTTCGTGGATAAAACCATCCCGACATTCATGATGGCGAGAATTTTGGCTCGTATCGTTTTCATGGGATTGCTCCGCTCAATACCTCGCACGACTGATTGCCGCCATGGCGATCAGCTGGCTGGTAAAGAGATATCGTTTGGTGAGTGTTTCGATGTCGATGAAGCGAGGAGTGCCGATGTATCTGGCGATGGTGTCTATGTCGTCGCGGGTTATTTGCATGGCGGCTCAGGGAGCGGTTGCCAGTGGGTAGCAAGAAAAAGGTCACCGTTGCTGAGACGGAATGCCTTCCTGTCTGACACTTCAAGGTTACTAGGCAGCCCAATAACCATGTCACCATGCTCATCAGCGACTAGGCATGGATAGTAAAAATCTGGCATCCGCTCGCTGCACGCTATCCATCCTCCAACCGCCTTACCTGCCAGCGATTCGAACTGCTGCGATGTGGTGTCGGCTTCTGCGCTCAGAGTTGCAGCCAGCGCTGTCGTGTCGCGTAGCAGCTGCTCTGCCTTCTGGCTCATTTCGCTTTTTGGCTTATGTTCCATGTCTGCCGCAGCTTTCAGCTCTGCTTCTATCATTTTCTCATACTCAGCAATCTGTGGGTCATACGGCAGAGAGTCAGCAATACTGGGCGCGGGCGGTGCGTTTAGCTTCGAAGCAGCAAGTAGCACAGCTTCCACCATTTCCATTGACGGCGTGCCTTCCCAGCATTCGCATTCCTCATCGTAACCAATGGACTCCTGGACTTTGTTGATGAATTCAGGGTCAATCTTCCAACCCGGAGACGCATCTTGCGGAGCAGGGTACGCCACCGGCTCCGCCCGCTCCCGCTCTTTGCGCAGCGCCAGAAGCTCGTCCATCGCTACAACGCCGAGCCCAAACATCTCGTACTGCGCTTTGTCTTCTACCGGATCGTAATCTTGCTGCCAGACTGAGAATGCCATTCGAAGGTCTTTTACCAGTTCATTGCTAATAGTGCTCATGGTTAATCCTTGTGATGTTCGGTTAGACGTCAGGCAGCGCGTAACGCTGGCCCTTCTGTTTCGGCGCGGCGGCCTGCGTGCATTTCTGGCGGGCTTCGTCCTGGTCGCATGAAGTGAAGTGACCATGCACAAATCGCTGATACACGGTGCCGAGTGATCCGAAGCGGTTTTTGGTGACGATGATTTCTGCGAATGGCGCCGCCGGGCTGTTCTCGTCATACACTGCCTCGCGGTAGAGCATGATGATTGAGTCGGCGTCCTGCTCGATACTGCCAGAGTCGCGAAGGTCAGAGTTGTTTGGTCGCTTATTGGGGCGTTTTTCCACATCACGAGATAGCTGGCTAAGGCAGATAACCGGCGTTCTCAGGTCTTTTGCCATTGCCTTCAGGCTTCCAGATATGTGACCGATTGCCAGGTCGTTACGCTCCGCCTTTGGCTTCTTAATCAGCCCAAGGTAATCGGCAAGAATCAGCGAAAGGTTTGGGTGCTCCTGCTTGTGCCGTTCTGCGATAGAGCGGATTTGCTCGATGGTCAGGCTCGACGCATCAACCAGCCATACATCCAGACCAATGAGAGCTGAAATGCCGTTAGAAATTCGGGCCCAGCCTTCATCGTCGAGTCTCGCAGGGTTACGTAGCGCGTTTACCGGCAGCATTCCAGCTCCGGCGATGCTACGCTCTGCAATCTGGAGGTTGCTCATCTCCATGCTGAAAATCAGAACACCTCGGCGCTCACCGCCAGGCATCGCATGACTTGCAACGCCTTCGGCAATCTTCAGCGCCAGCTCTGTTTTACCGCACCCGGGGCGGGCCGCGATAATCACCAGGTCCTGCGCGTTCATGCCGCCAGTGATCGCATCCAGCTCATAAATCCCGGTCTTCAGCGTGTCCGACTCTTCCCCGTTGCACTGGCGTTTCTCCAGCACGTCTGCGTATTCGTTGATAACCTCAGCCAAATGAACAGGCCTTACTTCGTCGCGCGGCTTGCGGATTGCCGAAAGGCGCTTAACCAGCTCGTCCATTGCCTGACCTGATGCGTCGATGGTGCCGCTCTGAATTGGGCCTCGCATCTCATCCATCAGCTGCAAAACCAGCCGCCGGTGATGGTTGTCCGCGACCATGCCAGCGTACCCTTTCAGGTTCGCCGCGCTGGGGCACGACTTTGCAGTCTCGATGATGTCGCCGAAATGCTCGTCGCCGCACTCTTCCGCCACCATGAGCATGTCGATGAGGTTCCGGTTGCGGGCTTGCTTCTGGATAACGCGAAAGGCTTTCTGGTAGAGCGGGATGGTGAACGACTCAGGCTCCAGCGTCGCAAGAACCTCGCTCGCCATCGGCGTCAATCCGCCAATCATCAGGCCGCCAATCACGCTCGCCTCGATATCCTGTCTCATGCCATCTCCTTGCCTGCAAACTTGCCTTCACGAACACCTGTCAGGGTGGAGTCTCGCAGCAGGTAATCGATATCCGCCGACCAGCCAGAGTCATTCTCACCGAAGTAAAACGGCTTGGCCTGATGCACGAAAGCCCGCACGTAAGCGCGCCAGCCTTCTGCATTCGGGGTCTTCAGTTGCGGGATTAATTTCTTCAGGCGGCGCTTGCGGGAGTCATTCAGCGCCACCGCGTGGGGGAGCATCTCACCGACCTCTTCGTTGTAGGCCAACAGGAATGCCTGGTAGTCGATGCGATTTGCTTTTCGCTTTTCAGGTTTATAACCCTGCCCGTCTCCCCCTTCAGGGGGTAAGGGGGTAGTTTCTTTATTTTCTTTTGTAATAGTTTCTTTTGTGTGACTCTGTTTTGGTGACAACGCTGTCACCGTTTTGGTGACACTATTTGTCACCATTGCAGTGACATTATCACCAGAGTAGTGACACCCTTCGATTTGCCACTCACTGATTTCCTTGTTCGGCCCGATTAAGTGCCCGTCACGCTTGATAACTTTCATTGCGATCAGCTCATTCTTGGCCTTATTGACTTTCTGTCTTGGCAGCCGGGTAAGTTGAGCTAATTGGCTGTCGGAGATGCGGTCCATTTTCTTACCAAAGCCGTATGTTTTTCGACAAATGGCATGAGCAACCTTGCTCTGGTTCTTCGTTAAATCTGCGCCGATAAGCTCGTCATACAGGGCATTTGCAAGACGGGTATATCCATCTTCAATTTCTGCCACGCGACGCTCCGCAGGCCGCTCTACAGGCCTTAACTGAGTTACTGTTGCGAGATTACTCATGACCTTTACCTCTGAATAACTGTTTCACCCGTTCCCACTCAGCCCGGAATCGACCAGGCTGCTTAAAACCGGACAGGTAGCGATCACGAATAATGTTTTTGTGTAATTTGTCCTGGTCAGGACTGAGTGTTTTTGACATAATTACTCCTGTTACTTGGCGTAACACAGTGTTCTTAAGCCTCGAATGAGTTACCGCTCATCGGGGCTTTTTCTTTGGTAATTCCTTCCAGTGCATGCCTGAATGCACGACTGATCGGACTGATATCTGAATCCATACCAAACGCGCACAGAACTGATGCTATGAAGCGCCAGTCTGTCCGGCTTATCTTCGATTCATGACACCCCACCATCTTCGCCAGGCCACGCTGTGTGACTGTAGAGAGATTGATGAGTAAATCTGTCTCTGCGCGATCGATGTCGCGCTGTGATGGCTTGCTATAACTTGCGTTTTCCATTCGGTATTCTTCCTTTGTGGTTTAGATAGATACGTGCGCAGACCGTGGGGTCTGCCACTTGGTTTTGCTTACCCGGTTAGAGGTGAGCGGCCAGAACTGTTAAAGAGCGGGTACTGCTTAGGCGGCCCTGGAGCCGCGTTTCTTGCCGTACAGTAACCAGAGCGGGTCGCACTGGAGAGCTGCGGCAAGCTCAAACAGGAAGCGCGGACGTTGCGTAGAACCTGCTTCAATTTGCTGTATTGATTGCTGCTTCATCCCAGCTTTCTCAGCTAATTGCGCCTGTGTCAGATTCAACTCCATGCGCTTCTGTTTGAGGCGTTCGGAAATTGTATTCATTACTCACCTCCACAGTTTTATCTGTATTGTCTAACAGTTACTTCTGTTTGTCAAATACAGCTTTAACTGTGACGATGTGAGGAAATGGAGAGGAAGCTATGAGCCTTGCAGAACGGGTAAAACAAAGAAGAATTGAGCTGGGTTTGACGCAAACTGAAGCAGCAGAAAAAGCTGGAATCAGGCAGCAGTCTTGGGCGAGTATTGAGGAAGGAAAGACATTAAAGCCCCGGAACATTGTTGGCATTGCTGAATCTCTTCGCTGTGACCCCTCATGGCTAGTTAATGGTGGCAACTTCCAGCCTGTTAGCGAGGTGAACACAAGGAGGATTCCATTGATCAGCTATGTACAAGCTGGCGAAATGGCAACTAAAGGCCCAATAGAGGCCCTTGATGGCTCATGCGAGTACGTCATGACTGACATCGACTGGTCGCAATACACCTTTGCTCTAAAGATTGTTGGCGATTCTATGGAGCCTGATTTTAAGGCTGGTGATGTGATAATCGTGGACCCGGAAATCGAACCAGCCCCTGGAGAGTTCGTGGTTGCGAAAAATGGCGAACACGAGGCCACATTCAAGAAATACCGCCCCACCACTCTTGCAGAAGATGGCAGGCAGCACTTTGAATTGATACCGCTTAACGACGATTATCCTGTAATGCGAAGCATTGATCGCCACATCCAGATTATCGGGACGATGGTTGAGCACCGGATTTATCGCCGGAAGAGATAGTCAGCATCATAGGCAAGGTAGTTAAGGCTCAATGGCCTGAAGAGACGTTTGGGTGATGGTTCTGAGATTTCCAATTTACGAGCGTTAACAGTGACCATCGTCCCATAACTCTTCGCCCTGAGCTGGTAGAGAAGATGCACTGCGTTTCAGCCATCGTGAAGCATACTAGGTACGAGGATCAGGATGACGTTCCACGCGTAGATAGGGTTGGAATATAAGATATTGGGTAATGCCATGCATGGCTCGAGTTTTATCACTTTACAATTTTTAGTAACATCTATGATTCTTACCGCCATCATATGGCGGAACCTTGAATCGGGTTCCTACAAAGTTTTGTTAGCTGTGGCCGTAACAATAGCGTTCTGTGCAGGTGCATGAATGTCATTACGTTAGACATGGTACACATGTAGTTTTTTAGCGTGGACCAATTAACGCCCCACCTAACTCATTGAAAAAAAAGGTTTTATGGAGGAAAGAATAGTGTCAGATGTCAAGACAGTCCAGTTAAGTAACCTTTCAGAATTGGTTGAGCATAAAAATTTCTTTGAAACTAATGCTGATGGGGTTGTAACTATCGGAACTCATAATGAGGGTTACGATGTTATGAACTTTGTTTTTTTGAGTACGTCTCCTGTTATAGGCCTTGAAAACAATGAAATTTCTGTGCAAGGCATGCAGAGAACTAAAGTCGCTTCAATAACTATGAGCAAACAAAAAGCTTTAGACTTTTATAACTCTCTGAAGTCTATTCTGGAGGATTAAAAGCAATGGATGCCTCCAGATCTGAGCTTGCTAACGGAAAATTGTTGATGACTTTCTCAGACACCATGGGCTCTACCGTAGGGATAGAATTGTCATCCATAGCATCTACTAAAGCTTCGATTCTTATGCAGGCGGTGCAAATTGCTGCATCTGACTCTACTGGCCGTGTTGTCAGTTCATCATCATTGAGTGATAATGGTCTTATCAAGACAACCACGACTGATGGAGGAGACAACATGGAAAGCAGAGTAGCTGTTCTTGAAAATGATGTTTCTCACATCAAAAGTGACACTAAAGAACTGAAAATCTCTGTTTCAGGACTGACGTCAACAGTTAATTCTATTGATAAAAATATGGCTGTAGTACTGGAAAGGCTTGACACTATTAAAGAATCTCTTGATAAAAAGCCATCCACAGATGCTGTAGAAAAAAGAATTTCAGAAGCCAAACTAGCCGTATTGCTTGGGGTACCAGCTATCATCGGCATTGCTACCGCGCTGTACAAGTTTGCTGCACATATGTTTCACTTCTAACCCGGCCACCGCGCCGGGTTTTTTATTGCCCTTTCCTTACCAGTTCCGCAGCATCCCTGTTAGCTCCCTTTCCTATAACATTCCCGGTTACCCTCCTGTTGTGCTCCAACCTTTCAACAAGGTTATCTTTGGTTATAGGCACCTGAGCCGCGACCAAATCAATCACGGCCAGTCCTATCGCATTCAGAATTAAACCCGCCTTTTCGTCATCCATATAACCTCCACTGCCCATTTTTCGATCAATACAGCATATCACAGTCAGTTATAAACGGGATTTTGCGAAGAAGGTAGCGAAAATTATTTGCTTTAAAAACAAGCACATTTGTTTAAATCGATTAATTTTACAGTTTTATCTGTTGACGCCATTACAGTTTTATCTGTATCTTTACCTCAACAGCAGGACGCTGGTAGCCAAACGGAACAGATTGGCATCGCTCTTTAACATCGATGAACTCTCAACCTAACCGTTGAGACCAGAACCCAAGTGGTTTTGGAGATGGCGCGAATTGCAGCTCGCAGAAGAAACCAGAAGATAAGCATCTGGCGCGCCATGTACCTAAACCACTTAACCGGAGGTCAGCATGGCAACCATCATCTGGAAAGAAGCAAAAGGCACTGCCAAGAGCCGCTATAAAGCGCGCCGGGCCGCCAAGATTGAACAGGCACAGCAAGACGCTTCTCTTGCTCGGATAATCGAACAGAAGCTCTCTGGTTGCGTCAGAGCAGACCGAGCCACTTCGCTCGTAGCTCTCCGCGACAAGAAGCCGGAAGTAACCGAACGCAAGCGTAACCCGGCCAATCGCAAGCCGGTTAACCACCCTACCCACTTGATTAACGCGCACCAGAAAATGTGCGGCAAATCGATTCCATTAATTTGAGGTGAGATATGGCTAAGCAAGTCCAGTTATCAGGTAAGTGCACGTTAAAGATTGACACTATTGTTGGAAGTTCAACGATTAACATTCCTAAGGAAAATCTTGCTGGTGAAAACAATGCTGATGCATTAATCAGAAACGTCATTCACTTCGGTGTTATGCGTCACGGTAAGGCTGCGTTAAGGAAATTGATTGAAGAGAAGCTCGCTGATTATGGCGACGAATATGAAAGCAAAGGGCTTAGTTACGATGAATAAGGCCGCATAGTCGGCCTTTCTTTTTGGCAGCAAGCCACAGAGGTGAGATATGAGCATTGAACAAATGAGGGTTGTTTGTGAGGGGGCTAAGGCTCTTGGAATGAAGCTGGTTGGAGATAACTTCATTGGCTACAAGTTCTGCGACGGACAGGAGAATTTGCGTGATGCGGCTAATGAATTGCTTCAGTCATTTTTTCCCAGGGAATTGCTTCAGGACGATGAGCACGAATACACGCAGCGCGTTTTTTTCTTAGGAACTATCCGTGACGAAGATTACAGCCATGCGAGATGGGAAAAGGCTTAAAAACGCACTTGCCAGGCAGCAAGCCACTTATTTGAGGTGAGATATGAAATTCAAAGGTACGCCGGGGCCGTGGAAGGCAGTTCAGCAATATGACGATGAGATTTCTGTAGTAGATGCGGATGGTTTTAAGGTTGTTACAGCTGAGCGGATCGCAATCCTAATGGATTGGGACAAAAAAGGCTTTGAACATTGGGCTGATGAAGGAGGTAGCCGCAATCTATATGGTCAAGAGCAGTTTGCCAACGCCTACCTGATAGCGGCGGCTCCTTACCTTCTCGAAGCGCTTCAACTGTCAGTTAAGGCTATGCAAGAAGGCAGACTCATCTCATACCCGGAGTGGTATGGGGTAATCAACAAAGCCCGCGCAGCAATAGCTAAAGCCATCGGCGAGGAGGAGTGAATGGAGTGGATTAAATGTAGCGAGCGGATGCCTGAATCATTTGTCGATGTGATAGCTAGCGACGGCAAGCAAACATTCTGTGCTCATATTATTGAGGATGATTGGTGGTGTGTAACATCTGAGATGGCAGAAGAACCTGGCCCTCCAACCCACTGGATGCCACTCCCCGCGCCGCCCGCTGAATAGCAGCCGATAGCCGACATCTGAACAGGAGGAGTGAATGGAAGAGAAGAAATACATCGTAGAGGTCATTGAGCGTAAATCTGGTGAGGTGATTAAGCACTTTGAATATGACAACTACAGAAAAGCTGATCGCGTTGAAGAGGGGCTACTGCGCCAAACAAATCTCAGCGATTTCGATGTTGTGCTGCGCAAGGAATAGCAGCCGATAGGCGATCCGACAGGTCGGTTATCTGATGCAATCCGCATCATCCCCTGAAGTTGTTTGCCCTCTCCGGAGGGCTTTTTTTCGCCTGGAGGAAGTATGGGTGATATGGGTGAATTCTGGCGGGACTGGAAGCCAGAACTTAAAGAGCGCCGCAGGATTGCGCGGAACTCAGCACATGAAGGGATGAAGGCATTCTTTCAGCGTAATGGTGTTGAGTTCGAAGAGGGAGAAAACACTCTGATATTTCGTACTCCGCAAGGCACCGTTGCTTATTACCCACCAAGCAAGCGGATGCAGCATAAAGCCAATTGGCGAACTTGCAGCCCTACAGCATGCATGAATTACGTCAACAAACTAAGAGCCGCCTAAGCGCGGCTTTTTCATTCCCGCATATCAAAAGAGATTCACGAGTCTCTATCGCTATGCAATCACACACAACATAAGGAACCAGCCCATGAGTGAAACAACGGATTTAGTTGTTATTGAGAAAGCGAATGCAATGACAGTCTTCAAATCTACTGACCAGATTGAAGATATTCTCCAGAAAGTTGAGCGTGAAGTTATGTCCTTTGTGCCTGATGTTACTACGGCAAAGGGCAGAAAGGAGATCGCTTCTCTGGCATATAAAGTTGCACAGACAAAAACCTATCTTGATGGTCTTGGCAAAGACCTAGTTGCTGAGCTGAAAGAGATTCCAAAGCTAATCGATGCAAACCGCAAGACAGTTCGCGATCGCCTGGATGAGCTGAAAGAGAAAGCCCGTCAGCCATTGACTGATTATGAAGTCGAGCAAGAACGCATTAAGCAGGAAGAAGAAGCTAAGCGGGCTGCAGAGGAGCTAGCTAAGAAGATTGAATCAGATCATGAAATGGCTTTGCTGATGAATGACGCTTTCGACCGTGAGTTAGCAGAAAAGAAAGCTGAACAGGAACGTCAGCGCATTGCACATGAAGAGGAAATCAAACGGCAGGCTGAAGAGCGCGCTAAGCGTGAGGCAGAGGAAAAAGCAGCAGCAGAAATAGCAGCAGCCAAGAAGCGCGAAGAAGACGCCATTGCCGCAAAAGCACAGGCAGAGCTTCTTGCTAAGCAGGAAAAAGAAAAAGCTGAACGCGAAGCCAAAGAGGCGCTTGAGCGAGCCGAACGTGAGAAGCAGGCGGCTATCGAAGCTGAGCAACGCAAAGCCCGCGAAGCAGAAGCAACCCGAATGGCTGAAGAGAAGCGCATTAAAGACGAAGCCGCCGCCCGTGCAGCTGACGTCGCACACCGCAAGGTAGTTAATAACAAGGCGCTGGCTGACCTTGTAGCTGTCGGCCTGACCGAAGAGCAGGCGCGAACCGCAATTACGGCAATCGCCAAAGGCGAAGTCACCGCCATCCGAATCACCTACTAATCCACCAATGAATTAAGGAACCCACGATGAACTATGCCATCGCGGGCGGCGCCATCGTGGGCGCTGCTCAGCTAAACGAATCACTGCTCGACCTAATCACCCGCCGCATGCGCGGTATCTGCAAAACGCTTAAGGAGCTGACATGTACGGCAATCAAACAGTAAACCATCAGGCCCTTATGGCCGCGCAGAGCAAGGCGGTTATTGCCCGCTTCCTCGGTGATGCCGGGATGTGGCTACAGGCCAATCAGCAGATGAAGGCAGCGGTAAGCATGCCCTGGTACCGGAGGCCGCAATGACAACTCCCGTTCGCGAATGGTCGGAGGATGCCTTTATCCGCCTGATGAAAGATTTGATGAAACAGCAACCCAAACAACAGGAGCAGAAGCAATGAGACTGACCCTGAACGACGTCAAAGAAATTGAGCAGATTATCGCCGAGCTGGGCGCAACTGATAACGATCGTATCTGTGATGAAGTTGAGCGACTGGCTAAGAAAGCCAACCCGTTTATTTCGGCTCTGGCGGCGATGGATACAGATGAGCATACCGCTGACGCTATCAACTACCTCGAAGGCCACAGCATCGAGTTTCAGGATGCTTCTGAAGGTTGGTGGATTGATGCGCTGACCGAGCGCGTTACCGCTGAGTATGCCATCAGCATCTTCAAAGCGCGGCATTCACACAGGGAGGCAGCGTAATGGCAAGCCCGGTTGTTAATCAGGTATACGAGCTTATCAATCCCCTGAAAGTTGAGTTCGAGCAGGTTTGCGCTGAACCTTCGATAAACTTTAAGCGTGAGTCAGAGTTCGCGATGCAGATATTCGCCAATAACGACTATCTCGCAAAGATTGCAATGGCTAACACGACCAGTACCCGCAGCGCGATCATGAACGTTGCGGCGATTGGCATCACGCTCAACCCGGCGCAGAAGCTGGCCTATCTGGTTCCACGGAAAGGAGCCATTTGCCTCGACATAAGCTACATGGGGCTAATGCATATTGCCCAGCAGTCAGGGGCAATTAAGTGGTGCCAGTCAGCAATCGTCCGTAAAAATGACCAGTTCCGCCGGGAGGGTCTCGATAAGCCGCCGGTTCACATCTATAGCGAGTTTGACACCAAAGAGCAGCGCGGAGAGGTTGTCGGCGCTTATGTTGTTGTGAAAACGGACGATGGCGACTATCTGACGCACACCATGCGCATTGAAGACATTTATTCAATACGTGACCGGTCTGAAGCATGGAAGAAGTACAAAACTGACAACAGCAAAAAATGCCCGTGGGTAACCGATGAAGAGCAGATGATGCTCAAGACTGTAGTGAAGCAGGCTGCCAAATACTGGCCGCGCCGTGAGCGACTCGATGCAGCAATTGACTATGTTAATACCGAGGGAGAGGAAGGTATTAACTTCGCCGCTGAAAGGCAGCCTGAGCGCGATATCACCCCGGCAGATATTGCCACCATCAAAGAAATTAACGATGTACTCATCGCCATGAATAAAACGTGGGATGAAGACCTGTTGCCTCTTTGTTCGAAAATATTCCGCCGCGAAATTCGCGAGTCCTCTGAACTTACCCAAATCGAAGCCGTTAAGGCGCTCGGATTCCTCAGGCAAAAGGCGGCAGCATGACTCCCGAAATCATCCTTGAGCGCACAGGGATAGATGTGCTCACGGTTGAACAAGGAAATGAGGCGTGGCAGAGGCTGCGCCTCGGAGTTATCACCGCATCAGATGTTCATAACGTCATATCAAAACCACGCTCAGGTAAAAAATGGCCGGACATGAAGATGTCTTACTTCCACACCCTTCTCGCTGAGGTGTGTACCGGCGTAGCTCCTGAAGTTAACGCCAGGGCTCTGGCATGGGGCAAGCAATACGAGGATGACGCAAGAGCCCTGTTTGAATTCACTGTCGGCGTTCAGGTAACCGAGTCGCCGATTATCTACAAAGACGAAACCATGCGCACTGCATGCTCACCTGACGGGCTTTGCAGTGATGGCCGGGGGCTTGAGCTTAAGTGCCCTTTCACTTCTCGCGACTTCATGAAATTCCGCCTCGGCGGATTTGAAGCCATTAAGTCGGCCTACATGGCTCAGGTGCAGTTCAGCATGTGGGTAACCGGCAAGGATGCCTGGTACTTTTCGAATTATGACCCGCGCATGAAGCGAGAAGGACTTCATCATGTCGTTGTCGAGCGTGATGAAAAGTACATGGAAGACTTCACGGAAGCGGTGCCAGAGTTCATCGAAAAAATGGACATGGCGCTGGCAGAGATTGGTTTCACCTTCGGCGAACAATGGAGGTGAGATGCCAGCAGAACCATTCAAAAAACGTCGTGGCAATCAGCAGACGCTGGGCCGCAACTGGACCACCAAAGAGTTAAACCTCATCAAATCCCTGGCTGGCACCGTCCACCCCAAGACTATCGCTCGCCAGTTAGACCGCTCATACGAATCTATCCGACAGATGGCAAAGCGCGAGCACATCAGCCTGCGTCGCGTTTAATCGTGCGCCGCGGACGGCGCGAGGAAAAATCCATGATTACACATGACCCGCTTATCACACCAAGCGAGCTGGCCGCTCGCGTCAAATCTCAGCCGATTCCGAGCCGCGAAGAGCTCATGAAACGCAACAGCTTCGGCTCTGTGAATAACAACAAATACCTCAACCGCTGGCTGGGAGCGAAGAAATGAACAACGACGAATTAATCGCAGCCGGCCATGAGCTGGCGAAGTGCCTCGACAGTGAGCCGCTGCTGGATATCGCGAAGATGATTGTCCGCCTGGCGGATAAGCTCGAAGTTACCACAGCAGCGCTGCGAGAAAAGAAGAAGCAGTGCGAGCAGTTGGCGGCGGAGAATGCGGCGCTGAAAGAATTTATTCACCGTGATTGCCTTGTGCCTGACATTAACGGCTATGACAAAGACGCCGCGGATTTTATGCCTGGAACACCCGCCACCGACGAATTCCTGCGCGAAGTGCGGGCTCAAGGGGTGGAGCTGTTCTCTAAGCAGCAGCGTTCGTATATCGGCAATCCGAGCAAGAATGATGCTGCGTCAAGTTATTGCTCTAGAGAGGCGCTCAAGTTTTCTGGCCAGCTGCGTCAAGGCGGTGCCGCATGAACACAGCAAAACTGAAAGCGGCGGCTGAGAAAGCGAAAGAGTATGGCGGTATCGCAATGTACTCGAAAGCCATTAAGGCAAATGCGGCATTCAAGGAAGCCGCAAACCCCGCTGCCGTTCTTGAGCTGATAGCAGCGCTGGAAGCCGCGGAGAAGCGCAATGCGGAGCTTGAGGCTAACCAAATCACCGCTACCGGTACGCAAATTCTTTCCGAAGCGATAGGCGCACATGCTTACATCGCGGGCTGTCTTGTTCAGGGGCGACCAGATTTAGCCCTGGAAGAAGCGCAGAAGTGGGTTTCTGTTTTCTCCGGGGTGGCGGCTGGCATCAATCTTGAGACAGGGGGTGAGTGAGATGATAAGGCATCTAAAAAAGGTCCGCGCTGATGAGATTGGCCCGAATACCGTTCTTTCTGTTTTCGATGAGTACTATCGAGTCAGGAAAGTAAATTATCACGGAGATCGCACAACGCTGTTTCTTCAGGAAGAGAGTGAGCCTCTGTCCTACTTCGTCAAAAACGACATTATCGAAGTTAAGGTGCCAAACGGACTTGAGATTGATGTGGAGGTGAAATCGTGAGCGAAATAAGAGAGCCAGTTACGCACAATTTAAAAATTTGGCCTGAGCACTATTCAGCCGTTTGCGCTGGAGTTAAACGCGCCGAGCTGCGAAAAAATGACCGCGATTACCGCGCCGGTGACACTCTCGACCTGTGCGAGTGGGATAAGGATGACGAGTCTTTCACAGGTAATTACATCAGCGTAACGGTGACGCACGTAGCTGACGTTGGCGAGTGGATGCCGGGGTATGTGCTGTTGAGCATTGAGCGGGCGCTGCGGGAGCGGGCGGAGCCTGTTTATCAGGTGCAGGCCATGGACTGGCACGACGTTGAAAAATATCTCTACGATGAAGCGCTAGATCGCGGTATCAGATGCCGAGTGCTCTACACCGCACCGCCCGCGCCGGTTGTGCCTGACCTGGAACGGCTTAAAGAAATTTACTCAATCTTTTGCACGCCAACGACCGGCAGCGATAACGCATTATCTGCCATCCACAACGCCTGCTGCGCCGCCATGCTAGCAGCGCCGAGCAAAAATTGACAGCCCGCTCACCTCAATTTACTGTATATAAATACAGTTATTTTGAGGTGAGTCATGAGCAAAGACTCGGACTATCTGATTATCTATCGCGGCGAGATACATCACCGCATCACTCCCGGTAGATGGGTGCTCATTCAGCGATCGCGAGAGTACGGCGGCGGTTGGTGGCTAGGGAAAGCTTACGACGATGTTTTTATGCTGGAGTTTGAGCGGCCATGCTCTATGGCTGCGGCATCGGAGTACATCATGTCGCATGGAAGGATGCAGACATTCCCACCCTGGGATGACAATTTTGAGTTAACACCATGACCCGCTTCGGCGGGTTTTTTATTGGAGCAAAGATATGAAGCTGATTGATTTACTGGTGCAGGAATTGCCGAAGCGTGGCGGGTGGCCGGAAAAGGCCCGTTTGGTGGTACAAGACTCTAGCGGTTATGTTAATTTTTTTATCAACCAACAGCCTGTATACTTCGATAATCATTGGGTTGGTGGCGACTGGATTGTATCTACAAACTTTTACGCTGATGCGGGTCTGGCGAATGACCACGCAACGGCAATCATCACCCGCGAACAATACGAAGCAGCTTTGCAACACCCGGTATGGGATGGCGAGGGTTTGCCGCCGGTTGGGTGTGAGTGTGAGTTTTTCGACTGCGAGAAATGGTTCAAAGTAACCATGATGTACGGTGGCTCTCAGTTGGTGGTTTTATATGACCATGACAACCAAATTGAACGTAGTTTTTCAACTTCACGTATTGATGGAAAATTCCGCCCTATCTGCTCAGAAGCTGACAAGAAGCGCGATGAGGTTGGTTTGGCGCTGTACCATGCTATTAACTGGAATGACGAAGGAGAGCTTGTCAGTCCTAAACGCATGGAGGATTACAAGAAAGCATATGACGCGATAGCAGCCGGGAATATCCCCCACATCCGCATCGAGTGAGCCGCCATCAGGCGGCTTTTTTACGCCTGGAGATAATCGAATGGAACAATACAGCCTCACGCTTGATGAGGCCTGCGCCATGCTCGGCATATCCAGACCCACGGCCACAAACTGGATAAAGTCAGGACGACTACAGGCCACCCGCAAAGACCCATCAAAACCAAAATCCCCCTACCTCACCACTCGCCAGGCTTGCATTGCAGCCCTGAAATCTCCGCTGCATACTGTCGCCGTGAGCGCGGGTGATGGCATACGAGAGGAATTGATATGTCACTCTTCCGCAGAGGTGAAATCTGGTACGCATCGTACTCGCTCCCGGGCGGGAAGCGAATTAAGGAATCTCTTGGCACAGCGGACAAGCGGCAAGCGCAAGAGCTGCATGACCGAAGGAAGTCAGAACTCTGGCGAGTAGACAGGCTTGGTGATTTCCCTGACGTAACGTTCGAAGAGGCTTGTTTACGCTGGCTTGAGGAAAAAGCTGATAAGAAATCGCTCGATACTGATAAAGGCCGGATGGGATTCTGGCTTGAGCATTTTGAAGGGATGAAGTTGAAAGATATTACTGAGGCGAAGATTTACACGGCCGTCAGTAAGATGCAGAACAGGAAAGCAAAGGAAATCTGGATACAGAAATGCGCGGCAGCAGAGAGAAAAGGAAAGGAGCTTCCGGTATTCGAAGGCAGGCCTGTAACGACTTCAACTAAGGCCAAGCATCTGGCATTGATGAAGGCAATACTACGCGCTGCAGAAAGGGACTGGAAGTGGCTGGAAAAGGCTCCGGTAATAAAAATACCGCAGGTGAGGAACAAGCGCGTTCGCTGGCTGGAGCCTGAAGAGGCTGAAAGGTTGATTAATGAATGTCCTGAGCCGCTTAAATCAGTTGTCAGGTTTGCGCTAGCTACTGGTCTAAGGCGGTCGAACATCATTAATCTGGAATGGCAACAAATCGACATGCAGCGTCGTGTTGCCTGGGTCAATCCGGAGGACAGCAAGTCAAACAGGGCTATTGGCGTAGCACTGAATGATACAGCCTGCCGGGTATTGCGTGAACAGATCGGCAATCATCACAAATGGGTGTTCGTCCATACCAAAGCGGGAAATCGCCCTGATGGCTCTGCAACAGATCAGGTCAGGAAGATGAGGGTTGACGACCAGCGGGCATGGAACTCTGCTTGCCGTAGAGCGGGCATAGAGGATTTCCGGTTCCATGACCTGAGGCATACATGGGCGAGCTGGCTTATTCAGGCCGGAGTGCCACTGTCTGTTCTGCAGGAAATGGGAGGCTGGGAGTCAATTGAAATGGTTCGCAGGTATGCACATCTCGCACCTAATCACCTGACTGAGCATGCGCGCCAAATTGACTCCATTTTAGGGTTTTGTGTCCCAAATATGTCCCACACAGGAAGTCAGGAGGATTTTAAAGAGGCGTAA